ATGTTAATACGACCGTTACGTTGAAGGACGTTTATGATACGATAGAACTCAAGAACTTCCTTGAAATCACCCTCCAATGACCGATCCCAGATATCAAGCAGATAATCGATGTTGGTCTTCTTCTCGTTCATCCAGTTTGATAGTGATCCGGTGTAATAATCATCCTCCGTGAAATCAGGACGGGTCACGATGCCGATGTACAGAAGAAGGTCGATGACAGCCTGGCGTTCCTTATCACCTTTCTTAAGGGCGTTGATGAACTTATAGCTGATATTCATCTTATTGATCTCACGCTGCTGAACGAAATCCTTGGCGTTGTCTTTCTCAATGAAACAGAACATGGAGTTCATGAAAATAGGATCACCATCCATTTCCTGAGGAGTCAACATGCCAGAAAATACAGCCAGATATAAATAAAATAACTCAACGGTATTAGCCGTGTTATAAACCTTACCCATATAGATCTTGTCTTTAGCATCATCCCAAAACTCGAAATTGGTCTGGGAAAGATCCTTCTGGGAAATATTCTCAAAAGGCTTCATTATATTATTGACACGCTGATCAACCAACTTATCAACCTCATCCTTATCCATGCCATTATAACATCTTGATCTTGGATAAAAACCGGTATTGTAAACTTCTGAGAAATCATCCCACGGGCAACATACGTGAGTAGCATTCTCCGGGAACGGAGCCTTGGCTATATTGGCGTCTTGGAAGGCCTGCGGAGCGCTTCCGTCGTGTTTACCTACCACCTCATACAAGGTATCTGACATGATATTGAAGCCATTTACCTCGACCAATACCTTCTTTGATTTTAAAATCTCTTTCATTTCCTTATTTTTGCGTTACTTTCCTAAAAAAAGAGGAGAGGAATATCCTCCCCTCTAAAAACCAAATTACATATGAAAAAAACTTAGCCGAAGTAGTTCGGTTGAAGCTCGATAATCAAGAACTTGCTGTTATCCATAACCCAAGCCGCTGAAGCTGAGTGGCACCAGAATTGCTCTTTCATGCCCGGCAAGGATGATACGATCTCATTACCGTTAGCTTTGTGTGCCCAACGACCATACTCATAACCCCACCACATGCTTACGCCTTCTGGCTTGATATAGAATACGTTGTTATTCATATTACCCAACTTAGCGTTAGCCGTATTAGGAATAGCGGAATACGCGTTAGTCGATCCAGCGTCAGTGATATTCTCAATAATACAAGAATAAGAGGATCTAGGATACATGCCATTCACTAACTCGCTACGATCTGTCATGTCAGCGTAATCCAAAGAAGGATCGTGCTCGAACTCTACATTTCCGATGCCGGGAAGGAAAGCTCCCTTAACCTGTACCGGACCTAAGATCATAGCATCATTAGTACCAGAGATAGGATTAGAAGGCAACATACGGTCACTACCCATACCCCAGCTCAAATTACTCAACGTAGTAAAGAAAGCCTCTCTAATCAACTTCTCTAAGTTGACCATAGCCATAGCTCCTACCTTGAACTTAATCTTACGCTCCGTAATAGGAAGATCTTGACGACCACGGAAAATATAAGCGGCAGCAGCCATAAGAGTATCCTTAGTAATACCCATCGGGCGACTATAGTAGATAGTATAACCACGGCGAAGCTGACGGTAGATACCCTCATTCAAATGGATAGGACCATTTTGATCCATAATAATACCACCTTCTTGCCACATCAACTGTCTAGCTTCCAGCTTAACCAACTCAGCCATACAGAATACCTCCAGCGTGGACGCTACCTTAGCCGTACGTAAATCAAGTCTACCATTAACAGTCTTGCCGATAATAGCCAAATCAGGAATATTACCCTCATACTCGCTTCTCATGGCATTCATACGACGAAGGGCGGTCTCCACGAACTCTGAAGTGCTATTCTGGGCGGCCTGCATAGACTTCATACCAGCGTACATAGTTGTCTCACCCTCAACACCACGGTGGTTTCCTAAACGGAATTCACAAGTCATAGAACCAGCCTTGTCAGCTCCAGATACCTTAGAGAACTGGGTGCTATACTCTCCAAGAGCATGACCGATCTTCCAGTAACGGATACCCGGACGTAATTTCTCTTTAGGGAAGTATTTAGCCTTACCGCCGATAACACGACCCCAATAACGTGTCAAATCACCTTCTGTCTTAGACGGGATCTCACCTGAGATAAGGATATTACAGCCGTTAGCGGCGTCATAGGTGATGACATCATAAGCCGTAAACTCAGAGGTATTCAAAACGATATCAAACAAACTACCGTCAATACCCGGTTTTAGATGATGACCTGAAGTATCCTCAGCCGTAACGACGGCGAACGTCTTTGTAACAGGTAAATCATAACGGAAAGAAGCCCCGATACCGTTTACGGAGATCGTAGCGCCGTTATTGATCATACCCATATACATCGGGACAGGATAGTTAGCGATATTAGAGAACAAGTTCAACAGACCCAAATGATTCTTGTCCGGATCCTCATAATACCAGCTCGCCAATGAGCCTAAGTTATGCTCTACGAGCGAAGTCTTATAATTCTTGGCATCGGTGAAGGCAATAACGTTATCGCCATTCACGGTAGCCGGAAAACTTTTTGTCAAAAATGGATTCATTTCTATTTATTTTTAATGTTATACACTCTTTGATCCACTCAGATCAAGGAAGTTAGCCTCTATAGTATCATTATCGATATTATTTTTATTCTGCTTTCCTCCCTTATTGCCAGAAAGAAGAGTGATGGTCTTCTTATTGACCTCCATCTTAACCTTGTTAGTTTTCTGTTTAAGGAACTCGTCCTTATTCATCAAAAACAAAGCCAGATCAGCGGCCATGTCCGGATTCTTGATAGCCTCCGAATAAGCTTTATCTATAGCCGTATGGCCTTGATTGTCTATCGGCTTGGTAACGAAATCGACAGCCTTACCTATCATCGTGTCGGTCAACTGGAACCCTGAGCTTATAGATGTCTTAAGACCTTTCTTATAGATCTTCATCTGCTCAATCAACTCCTGTTTCCTTTTCTCGGATTTTTTCTTCTCCTCCTCGATAAGGTTATCCATCTCCTTTTTCAGGATATCATGGAACTTATTGGCCTTGGACTCAATAAACTCATCGCCCTTGCCGATCATCATCTCCATATTATCCTTTATCTCGTCTTCCGGCATACCCAACATCTTATAATAATGCTGGATGACCGCAAGCTGATCATTCTTGTTGCTCATATCAAGGTTATCCAACGGCGCCTGAATGTTCTGATATTGGCTTAATAGTTGGCCAACGTTACCACCGGCCTTATCCACCTCTATCATCTTCTTCATAAAGTCAGACATAGAACCGGTATCAACCTTATCCTTCAACAACTCATCAGCCTTATCCTTGATCAATCCCTCCACTATATCGAGTAAATCATCCTCTTTAGTGATAGTAGAAAGATCGACCGGTTTATCATCTACCATAATATCAAGGTTGTCAATACTATCGATAATACCTCTAGCGGCCATCTTCTCCAAAAAAGATTTCCCATTAAACCCTGATACTACATTATTATCAGTACCGCCTTCGCCAAAGGAATCAGGGTCTGGGTTGGTAGCATCGCCGCCCTTATCCCCGCCACCGTCAGCCGCTCCGCCGTCGGCAGGCTCTTCCTTGGAATCACCTATAGGATTACCATCCTTATCATATTTACCCTCGATATTATTCTTATCGCCATCACCGTCACCACGGTAAAAAAGTTCCTCGACACTCATGGTCTTAAAACCTTTAGCGAAATCACCCATGTCATTCATACAATTTCCTTTTTTGCTTTTTACAAAAGTATTATTAATCCAATTACCAATTAAATCAAACCCATTATAGTATATGACAGAATTTTACGCCAAAATGATTACAGATTTTGTAAAAATATTTACAAAACTTGTAATCAATTCTTGTTTATTATTGACGTAAACCTATCTGTATCAGAACGTTTGTTCCTAGCATCTATCTCCTTTTCCTTTAATTCCAACTTCCTTTTCTCTATCTCCTCACGAGATCTTCGCTCAGCCTCGGCATTAGCCTGTCTGGTTCTCATATCCTCCTCACGGATATCCAGATCCCTTTCCTTCAAGGCTCGATCCGCTATAGCTTCCACATAATCCATACCCTCTTCGTTATCTTGTGTCCTAGCCGCTTGACAGGCGGCCATTATGCTCTTACCCCGTAAATCGAAGTTACCCTTGATATAAGCCAGCTCCTTCTCCTTCTCATGCTCGTCATTACGTGTCTGTTGATCGGCCTCGGCTTTTTGCTGTACAAGTCGTTGTTGATTCTGGTACTCCTCCTGTCTTACACGATCTGCGTAAGATCTGGCATCCCTTCCTATCTGATTCATCTCAGCCGTCGAGTTGGCATTCATCATTCTAGTGATATCAAGCAAGTCATTGCCCAAAGTATTCGTCTGTAATATATATTGCTTCAAATTCTCCAATTCCAGACGTTTCTTGGAATTAGAGACAGCCATAACATTAAGATGACGTAACGACAAGCTATTATCCGTAAGACTGACGTAAGCCAAGGACAGATCGCTGTTCCTGTACATCACGGTCCAATCGTATCCTTCCTTCTGGCATACTTGAGCCACGGCTAGATGAATATCCAATGTCCGTTTCTTGAAGTCATCGAAATCATTAAAGTAAGTCTGGGTCTGTAGCATAGTAGCGTTAACTCCCTGTTTTACGCCCGTAGAACTCTCGTATCTAGTTGACTGACCCATCGCTTGCTCGGATATACCTATCATCCTATAAGCCATCATATAGGCGTAAGACGCCATTTCCATACGGGATCTTATCTGATCCGTATTAGTAAGATCATATACACCAAACTGGTTATATATGCTACTCATCTGCGGATTCTGGTAAGGATTGTTTGTGTCATTACCACCTACACCCATAAATGAGACGGACTTAACGATCTGCATAAAAGTAGCCAAAGCTCCCTTCTTGTCCATCATATCCTTATATTCCGTAGGCAGGAATCCTAAGTCGCCTAAGAAGAACTTACCGATCTCCTTCTCGGCGTTATTGTATAGCTGGTTCATAGCAAGGTTATACATCATCTGGAACGGCTGTATGCGATCAGCGAGACTAGCCCCTATAAATCCAGAAACCGGAATGACATAATCATACAGACTGCTGTCACCATGTATCTGATGAGGTATTGGATCCCCACCAATATATATAGGCTTATCCATTAAATTACCTCCGGTGATCTTAACGCCAAACCTAACCTCAGGGACATACTCCAAGATATAGGTGTTCACCTCAGGATCACCAACAGCATCGGCCATAACCCTCTTTACTTTCTTTATGCCATTCTTCTCCAAGAATTCCGGGAGCAACTCATCGGTTACAAGTTCCTGATCAACCATCCCGGTCTCTGTCATATAAGTTATTAAGAATACCGGTTTCATGGATACCCAATATCCTTCCATAACCCTAAAAAGGCGAGAGTCTATCTCATATCTCTTGCCATCGGCCATACCGGAGTTGAAATATCCAAAGGGATGGAAGCGTGGCAAAAAGCGGGGCTGGATGTGCTCCTCACCGTCCGGCCCGAAGGTGTGGTACTCTCCCATCGGAACACCATAATAGTCCTCAGCGGCAACTATAGACTCATAGTCATGGTATCCTTTCCATGGAATAACCTCATTCTCATACATACCGGTAATAGACGGCTTCTTTTTCTTCCAGTCATACCTATCACCGTCATTAGATACCCATCCCTCATAATCATCATCACCTCCCATAATCCGACGCTTATCCTTAGCCGTCATCTTATGGCCGTATCTTGATATCAACTCAACACCCTCGTAATAATGAATACGACCCACATAAGACCCATATTGCGGGTATTTCACATCAGGATGGAAAACCTCCATCGGACTCCATACCTCCGGACGATAGTAGTCGAAGCCAACGAAATGATTCCGGAACATCTTTCCGCTAAGAAGACGATCCCGGAAATTCTCCCTGTCAAGCTCATCCATATAAAACCGGCTACGGTCAGCCTCGATCGTATGATCCCCCCATACCGCCGCCTGCGTCTTCCATCTTGTACTCATGAACCTCTGGATATCATCAGGGGTCATAGACGCCTTGGCCTGTTGGATTTGCTGAACATAAGCCTGACGCTCCTCCTCAGAGTTAAACTCATTGTACGTAGGATCAAGACCAGCCTCCACAAGACGCTGATTGACGATAATATCCCACTGTTCTTGTATATGACGATGAAGTAAGTTTGACATCGTATCCTCATACTCACTTATAGCCATATCACCTACCTCATTAACCGTATACTTATCCTGTAGGTTTGTAAGCCATCCCTCAAAAGCGTTTACGATACCACCTATGATATCATAATGCTTCAAGAAAGAAGGTATCCTTATATCGCTCCTTAGCTTCTGCACGTTCCTTAACTGAGGGATAACATCCGCCATCTCCATAAAAGATAACTTACCATCCGCCATCAGATAATAGTCACGGTACATCTGGTTACGATCATACTGTTTCAACCCTATCGTCTCAAGAGCGTCCATACAATCCTCCTTCCATTTCCTGTTCTTTTTCTTCGTGGAAATAGCCTGAGGAGGTAATCCTAATAACGCTCCTTTTGCTGGAAACGAATGATCTCTATTAAACACTTCCATGATTATTCAATTTTATTTACAACAAAGATAGGCGTTTAATTGACATTCATTTACCTAAAAGCTCCTATAGATACCGATCCAAAGGCAGAGGCATATACCTCATGGTGTTTATAAGCGTCTTCCTTGCGGGCATTATTCATCTCCTCGATCTTCGATTTAGGCATGTAATTGTTATCGTCAAAATATCTGGCGAGAACCAACGCATGCCCGAAGGCTATTATCCTATCGACGTTCAATCCGGGCTTATACTGTATTATCTCATCCAATAGGGCTATATCATCGATCAGCTCAATACCCTTGACAGTTATATCAAGACCAGTCTGATCATCATAACCGACAACGAAATCCTGCCAGCAATAATCCACCACGCAGGAGAAGAGCAGGTTCTGGTTGCCGGGGGTCGGGTATAGCCCCAGCTTGCTGTTCTGCCGGGAGCCGGCCTTCACATACTTATTGGCTATAGCCTCACCAGCGAATAAGAAGAAAGATGCCGGCATACCGCTCTTCCGATTAAGATACTGCTCATACATCTGGTCAGCGTTCTCCATAAGACATATAGCACCATATCCTTTCTGAAGCACCTCGCACGTACGGCAAAACTGATCTATGGATGATGGACGAGATACATAAGAGGCAACTATTCTATAGGCATAAGGATCTCGAATACCAACACGTCTCTTGAATACATAAAAAGCACCTAATGAGGGCGTATCCGACTTAGCCTGTTTGTAGGGGTCGCAATTGTGAACAGATATATTCCTTAATAAATAATTATTCGTATCACATTCAAAATTATACACAGGACCGGTATACTTTTCTTTAGTTATAGATGATATCCTGACATATATATACTTATTATCATTACTAATAAATATACCTGTGGAAGGACTTTTTCTTGTGCTGGTATCCATACATACTTTAGACAATTTAGATATATAATCAGGAGTTAATGTCTCAACCAACTTCCTGAAATACACAGTATAGTTATGGCCTATCCTTAAATGATAACATGATCTTTGAGATTTAACCTTATTGCCATCTATATATTCAGCCCTATTTTTTTTCATTATGGATATACCTCCAACTACTCCAAGAGATAACAATATATCCTGTATACCCTCAAGAAGATCCATACTGACACTTACGAAATCCATGCCCGAATAATTGCGAAAATCATTATGGATAGATCCATCCGTATCCAGATATCCATGAATTAAACTAACCTTCATGCTAAACGGGAGGTATTTAGCAAATTCAGGAATATATTTACCATAACAATATTTACCAAAATTATTAACAAGCCACTCGCTTAGATAAACATGCTTAAAATTTAATTCCCAATTACCCTTCCTGCATCTCTCCGAAGGCTTAATACCAAAAAGATTATCTATAACCTTGTAATACCTATCCCTCTCTTCTGGATAGTCAAAACAAATAGCCATCTGTACACGACACTGCTTATCAATCCATCCATTCCCTAGCCACATCCCGACAAACCACCAAAAATCATCAGAAAGCATATAATCCCTAAATCCCGGAATATCCATCCTTTCTTCGGCATACATATTTGGGATCCTTGTCCACTGTCCCTCTTTTATATCCTTGACAGGTATGTAATCAAACTTGAATAAATCTTCCCTAACCCTTCTCCCTACGGTCTTATGATCAGAAACAAAAATAGGATGATCAGAAGTAAATCTATTTATTCTTACGCCATTATACATCTTTATCGAATAAAGATCCTCTTCGACCATATTTCTGACAAGTCTCTTGCGTATCCTAACATTATCCCCTTCATTATTAACCAAGAAATCATCATAGTCAACATCCTCTACATTCTTATATCCATCAGGGGTCAACACCCTTTCTCCGGGAGGCATACATCCTGCTACATAAATAAAGTCATCAAACCTATTGGATTGAGGCATCTCGAATATCTGGACAGGAGCGTCAATAACACCACCGCTAAACGGAAAACCAGCCAATTGCTTATTCGATTTAGTAGTACCAAGTTTATTCCCCGATTCAAGAAAAACATCACACAGCATGCCGCTATATTGCCCTGACTCAAGAAGATCATTCTTATGCTTGATAGCGTACTCGACCGGGAATAGGTTCTGGGACGAGCTTAAAAAACAGTCGTCGATCGTAAATGGATAGAACATGGTATGAGAGGTATAAGCTACCCTATCTTTCGTAGATAACTTCTTCCGTTCCTCGTTAAGCTTATTGGTACTGGCTTCAAAATCCGTGGCGTCAATCTTGATCTTATTAAGCTTCTTATCATCAGGCTTATCCAAATAATGACCTAACCCTATCGTTCTCTTGACACCGGAGTTAGCCATCTGACCGGGGACAAACATCGCCCATTTCCGTTCTTTCCATGTTTTCCCTTTCATGGCTCTCCGATTTAAAATATCCCAGTCCATGACCAGAAGATTGTATGTATCAGGATCAGAGAACATCTCCTGAGCGTCCTTGGATAGTTCCACCTCACCACCGGTACCAGCCAAAATAGGACTGAGACGCCAGCCGTAAGGAGTGTCGTAGGACGGCATGGCGGCCGTGTACGGCTTCTTAATAGGTCCCTTACCTACCTCGTCGAAAATAGCCGTGGCGGGGGTTAGACCGGCAGTCTTCTGCGTGGATGTCTTCCTACCCATGTTGATATTGGCTATGGATATTATGGCATGAACATCACGAACCCCGTTGGACATACGCTTGCCTAAGGTGACACCAGAACTCCAATCGGTCTTGGTCCTATTAATCCTGAAAAAAGGATGCACATGATCAAGACCATACTCACAATACTCACCTATATTAGATAAATCGCTATCGCTGAAACCTACCACGGAATGACTAAGCCCGATCGTCATGGTAGCGTTCATCTGAAGAAGGGATGACATGATAGTCGTATTATGGGATACGACAAAATTGGTAGTAAGAAACTGATGAGATTTATTATCTACCTCAATACAAGTAGCCTTATACTTCCCGTAATAATCTATATCGGATATCCTAAGTCTGTTATGGGTCTTGGATATATACATATCATCGCCATCCATGACGCAATAATATCCCATAGACCAGAATATTCTTCTTACGAAGGATATAATATACTCACTTTTGTAAACGACCTTAAAACGATCGTCACCAGTACTTATGCCGCAAGCTATCTTCATGAATGAGCTTATAAACAACTCTTTCTGTTTTTTGGATGAATAAATAATATCATCCATCTCCTTATTGCTTAACTCAAAGATCCTGTCGGTAGATCCACAAAGGAAAGAGGCGGTCAGAGACCCAAGGAGATGGGGCGACATCAGCCACCGCCGCTCGGGGAAATCCACGGCCTCCCCTATGTCTATGGTCATCTTCTGGAAGTCAGAGTGGATGATACCCATGGTGCTCATGACTTTATAATCACCATGATATTTAACCTTCCACTGATGTTGACCGCAACATACTATACTGCGCCCGTCCTCAAACGTAACCTTATACATATCAACGAATCCTTGAGGATATACGCCTACTATAGTCGTAAGCTTACCATCATCGCCATATATGATATCCCCGATATCAGCGAACCCTATCTTCTTAGGTCCATAAGGAGTATATATCAGCTCCGAGTCCAGAAGAGCCTTGCCAAAACGACGAGTACCAAACATCCCCAACCCTTTCTTCTCCTGACGGGCACGTTGGTACATCTCGGCGAAAAACCATTCATTGTCACGCAAACGACTGATCGCTGGCACACGTTCCCCGTTTGGAAGATCCTGGAATACGGGAAAGAAATTAACATGCCAATAAAGCCATGGCGGGATGAACGTACCATTGATAGTCACCCCGTACTTGACCTTATAAGCCTCTTCTTTAAAGAACTGCTTAACATCGTCATCCTGATCCTCCCAACCGAACAGATCGTTCCATACAGGAGGATTTTTCATGTTTACATAAAATTCTGGACTCGTGCTTAGACTCATTTTATAATATCCTTTAAAACAGACTCGATTCCACCAGAAACCTGACCCTTACGTTCCTTTTTCTGGACATTGCTTACAGACCTATATACATCCATGATTCCGCTTTTTTCCATATACGATTCATTCCATGAATTGATCTTATCGATCAACTTGGATATGAAATCGAACGCCCTTGCCATATCTTCCGGCTTCTCCTTGTCCCAAGGATGCTTATCAATATAAGCCTTGGCATCATCCACGGCCTTGGATATGACCTCAAGATTGTCATTAACCCGATCAACATCCTTACTCGTCGGCTTTCGTCTTCCCTGTGGCATTGGCTTTCATATCCTTAAACTCGTTATACTGTTTCATAAGAAGCTCATAAGATTGAACAACCCCGATCTTACTTACTTCCGTCACGCTCATGTCATGGAACATATCCTCAAGCTCCTTGTCAGCATATCTAAGACGTTCCTTGTCATCATAAAACACGAATCCAGACGTTCTGTCTTCTATAATGCTCTTGGCGGTGGACGCATATGTCGTATCTAAATCCAGATCCATACCGAAGCTGGTAGCCAACTGGATTATGAACATCAACCTAGAATTGACTTTTACAGCCTCTATATTCAACATCTGTATCTTATGGGTCATCTCATGAAGAACGACAAAATCCTCCTCTTTTATCAACGAAGATGATTTAAGGGCTATCTTCTTAGTCCTATCTTCAATATCGCTATACAGACGCTTGCTCTCACGCTTTATGGCTATCCAATGCCTTATATGAGTATCCGCCTCTTCTTTAAGATAATCCCTGATCTCTTTTTTGATATCCTTATCCTCTTCCATTATAATCACACGTTATAATCATTATTATTTAATTCAATCTCATCACTGATGCTTTGGTCTATAGACCTCAATAAATCCCTGGTACTAACATCCCGCAAGAAGCGGACATTACCACCATTAGCCCTAGCAACTCTCCTTAAAGCGGAGTAAAGTATATCACCCAATGAATATTCAGGCAACTCACGGCAACCGACTTCCATAACAATAAGGGCATGGATACGATCATCTATCTTACTTCTTACGGGACTTCGCATAGTATTTACTTATAAGCTTCCCCTATAATACGTAGCGGGAAATGTTTGAAATTACGTTCAGGATCGTCCTTCGTATAACCGATAAGAGATAGGTGTTTCTCAAAATGACCTTCCGTATATTTTGAGGTATCTAACGTCATCCTAAATATAGTTCTATTCTCATTGTCAGGATGTTTGTTATATGACACGTTTCCTATACATCCACATGAAAGATGATGATCCTTGACATGGAAACCATCTTTATGGGTGATAAATAACACGATTTCTATCTTATCACCTATTTTCTGATTAAAAATATTTAGATAAAACTCGCTCTCGTCATCCGTAAGTCCTATATCAAAGGAATCGTTAGGGCACTCGATATTAAAATCGTTATGATCGGCCGTTATCACCTCCATAGCATTCCATTTGGCTTTCTCTCCTTCCACGAACTTCAATGGGCATACCTCGGTCTTCATCCAAGCCTTCTCCTTGATAAAACAACCACACAACGAGCATCCCGGTCTTCCAATCAATCTATGAAATAATACCTTAGGCGGCAATTTAAAGAACCTAATATTAGAAGAGTTCTTAGGACATTTCTTGCATAATTCAAGACGATTCTTATACCATTCGGGATAATCTTTCTTATCCTTAGGAATCCTGCCCAATAAACTGTCTTCCCAAGCTTGGGCTATTACTTGGGCTTTACCAATTGTTTGCACGATAATTATTTTTTAAACTGTTTTTGTTGAAAATCCTGTAATTGTTCCCATGTCATTCCATACCGACATTGATACATGGCCTCATGGTTATCACGTATAAGAGGATCTCCGTTCTTCAACCCCTCCATATCCTCTATCGCCTTAATCTTCTTATCCAGACAATCAAGCTCAATAGGCATCCTTTCATCCGGATAACGATTACCTTCCTTGACAAATATCCGGCGTATCTTATCACGCCTTACCCGCATCTCTCGGAGATTGCATACAACGTATCCGATAAACGGGATTCTGATAGATATATTGTCAGTATACCTAGCTAGGTGGTGGACGTAAGATACGGATGCTTTCATGCACCACTCTACCTGTTGTTTGGTAAACTTCCCATCAGATCTTCTTACCACCTCATCCACGATATCCCTATCGAATGAAATAAGATTCCTACCCATCAATATCCAATTTGTTTCTCTTGAACACAAATCCCATTACACGAGTATCATCACCCTCCCCATCAAGAATAAAATAGTTACGTAAGCTTCTCATCTCAATAGACAGCTCACGGGTACGGAAGTTCCCGTTCTTCTTGTCCACCAGAAAACCCCCACGTTTAAGCTCGTTGTTCAGGACAGCGACGTAAGATTCCTTCTGTCCATGACAATCCATGTACTTAGCCCTGGTATCATCCGAGTATCCGTAGTTGATGTAGAAAGAAAGTAAGTTTATCGTCCTTTCAGTAATCAAGCTCCTACCCTTGGAATCCAGATAACCATTGTATATCCTTAAGAACTGCTGGATCATATCCAGCCTAGTGTCGTAAGGCAACGCAAATACGAAAGCTTTCCTCTGTTCCGACATATAAAATTAGTTTTCAGCAAAACTACTTAAAAAAAATATCGTTGTCAAGAAATTATGCCATAATCAACATAATATATGCTGATTAACATGTATTTAAGAACATCCAAATGGGGAAAGGCGGTGGAAGTGGCGGAGGAAAGCCAGATAAGTCCACCGTAAGCCACGGCAACGAGGCCAGTGGAGCACAGACCATACATGCCTCCGAGCGGCGGTGGACAGCCCTATCCTGCCTCACGGGACATGACCACACCTTTTCCCTTTGGATTCCTTCATGCCATGATATGGGATATAAAGCCAAGGGGAAATGGGAAGCCTTGGGCGATGGAGCCTGCCGTAGAAGATACGGACGGCCGGAGCGCGAGCGATCGTACAAGACCTCGCTTTTTCTTCTTTGGCTTATGCTCCACCCGATCTCTCTACCAGGGTACCGACTTCCGGTATAGGATACGGCTTCTATCAGGTTTAGCCTGCGGTATCCTGCATGACGGCGCCATATCTTGGCGGTAAAAAGCAATGTTTTATTAAATAGAGACTTTAAGTGGAGTACACAGGAACTCGACGTCAGGAGAGGTTCTGTGTACGGATAGAGATATTAGAAAGTAGTATATGTTTATAGAGTTAATTATATTTAATAAATATACCTATTAACGCACGCGTAACAAGTGTTGTGTCAAAAATGATCTTTCACAAACACAGTGATTTACCCTCTCTAATTTATTACGATAATTTCGTATAAACAACAAATGGGTGACCTTCACAGGCTACCCATCCATCTGAATAACTTGTTTCGTATTGATGAAACTTGTATATTCGCAGAAAATAAAATCTACTATGGGAACAAAGATAGGAATTTTACATATAATGAAATCAAATTTCGATAAGATTCTTACCGAAAGATATACTCCACGTAATATTCAGGCCAAAAAAGATGAGCTAGGATGCGTAAAACTTCCAGCCGGGTCACTTATATGTCCAGTCGATTTTAAACCTGTTACCAATAAGGAAGGCAAAAAAGTGACAGCTATAAAATATTCATTGAAACATGAGGAGTATCATGGATCAGGTATTCAGATCAGTGATGAATGTAAGATGGCAATGATATATCTTATTATCATAAACGTATTCAAACATGTGTTTCTAAGAAATAGGATGCATGGCGGGAATAGAGATCAGATAGAGATCAATACCAATGATTTTATTGATATCCTATCAGATGGATGTGCTTATTTCTGCTACCGTCATGTGTTAAGGGATTCTCATGAGGATATGAACTACCAGCTTATAAGCTTAAAGGCTTGGGCTGAAGGAGAGATTATGATAGCTTTATCGGATATCATAAAATACAAGCATAGGGCTAGTAAGACCCCAAGGATAAAGGATATGTTTGTAAAGAAAGGAGAATCTGTATATACCTGCCTTGATAAAAATCTTGATTCGAATACCAGAAGATGGATGGCTAACAAAAGTCGTAAATTAAATAGAGTCAAGATGTTATCAAAAATAATATTCTCAGCTAGAAACAGAAATATAAATAAGATATATAAGGTAACTAAAAAAAGAACTGTCAAATTCAATGTGTCATATCTTATGGATAGATTGAATATAAAGTTATCAAAAGAAGGTATGATGCTAATATCCCAAAGAACGGTATATCGGATGATAAAAGAAGTTCTTAGTATGTGCTGTAAGACTATATCCGATTTATATGATGAGGTAAAGAAAAACAACGGAATAGTTAATACCAAAGATAGGAAGAACGTAACTATCGGACACCTAAGACTATCATACAGAGGAAAGATAATGCATATAATCATCGCCGAAGATTTTATAAAAGACGTCTTTTTAGGGGTAAAAGGGTCCGAGATGAGTAAAGCTGGATGATTTGAGTATCAGATATAAAATTTAATATTTATATATTATTCACATTTATTTTTAATAGTTAATTATAACTATTCGTATCTTTGTACCATAAACATAAAAAGATATGGTAAAAGAAGATTTTAAAAATGAAAACGACCTCCTTCGTCATATTATGACGGTGGATAAAAACGTGGAGCAAGGTCGTGCCTTGAAAAAGATTTTCACCACTAGGGAGAATCTATTTATTACCGGTAGAGCTGGTAGTGGTAAAAGTACGTTCATGAGACGTATCGTAAAGTTCTTGGGTAAATGTGTTATAGTAGCCCCCACTGGTGTTGCGGCCCTGAACGCCGGAGGACAAACCATTCACTCTTTCTTCGCTATAAAAAACGATCCTTACATCCCCTCAGTAGAGAGGAATATGTTATCAAATAAGGTTGATGTAAGTCCGTTCATGAAAAGCAAGGTCAAGAATCTTGATACTATCGTTATTGATGAGATTAGTATGGTAAGACCCGATTTGCTTGATGAGGTTGCCGATATACTTAGACAATGCAAACGAAGCAGGGAACCTTTTGGTGGAGTTAGGCTGATTATGTTCGGCGATCTGTCACAATTACCTCCTGTAGTGACCGTTGATGATTTTATTGATAAGTATTATGAAAGCCGATTCTTTTTCTCGTCAAAGGCATTAAGAGCCTCAGGATTCTCGGTAATTACCTTCGATAAGGTATTCCGTCAAAAAGACCCACAACTTTTGTCTGTATTGGAGGATATAAGATGTGGGGTTATTACCGAGGAATCTAGATCTATCCTAAAATCAAGGGTGATATACCCTGAGAATATGAATGATACTATAGTAATATGCTCAACCAATAAGGAGGCTTATGAGATAAACAAATCTAATCTTGATAAGATAGATAATAAGGTATTTAAATTCGAGGCTAAGATATTCGGTGAAAAACCTGCGGCTCCATGTGAGGATGAACTTATAATAAAAGTAGGAGCTAAGGTTATAATAACGAGGAACGGTATTGGATATGTGAATGGTTCTATGGGTGTAGTAACAGATATAGACCCATGTGATGACGCTATATCGGTTCAGCTTTCCGATGGAAGTGAGGTTTATATAACTAAAGAAAAATGGGATAAAATGAAATATAGGCAAGTAGATGGATCTTTAGAAGGAACGTCTTGTGGTTATATCATTCAATATCCGTTAAGATTAGGATACGCTATCACTTCTCATAAAGTTCAGGGGATGACATTAGACAATATATTCGTTGATATGAGTAGGGCTTTTGAGATCGGTCAGATATATACCGCTCTTTCAAGGTGTAGATCAATTGATGGTCTTTATCTAAAATCAGTACCTAATGATAACGCGATATTGTTAAGTGAGAATGTATCAAATTTCATGGAGAAGGTGGATGATAACGATGGGGTGTTCCTGCCGGAGAAGATATCTGATATCGGTAAGGATATGATAAAAAAGCAACAGGATTTATTTGACTTCGAACAATACGGATTATAATGGCTAAGAAAGAACTTTTTTCAGACGTAGATGAATTAGTATCATCTTTAAATAAAGAGCTTGGAGAAGGCTCGATAATGAACTTCGGCGATGATAAGCCTATAATATCCATACCAAGGGAAAGCACTGGTTCGCTGGTGGTGGACAAGGCCCTCGGCGGCGGATGGGCGGTAGGCCGGATCCATGAGCTGGTCGGCATGGAATCTTGTGGCAAGACCATGATGTGTACGTTAAGTATGATCGAGTTCCAGAAAAAACATCCCGATAAGCTGGTAGCTATAATAGACGTGGAGAACGCTTTTGATATTGAGTACGCTAGGAAAATGGGATTGGATATAAACCGGTTTTTGATCTCCCAGCCAAGCTACGGTGAGCTGGCTATTGACATCACGGCTAAGCTGGTGGAGTCCGGCAGGGTAGGATTTATTGTCGTGGATTCCGTGGCAAATCTAGTCCCGAAGAAGGAGATCGAGGGTGATATGGAGGATAGTAACATGGGATTGCAAGCTCGATTGATGTCAAAGGCTATGAGAGTTCTTACAGGGATCGTAAACAAAAGCGACTGTGTTCTGGTATTCATCAATCAGTATCGGGAGAAGATCGGTGTTATATACGGAGATCCTAAGGTAACGACCGGAGGTAACGCTCTTAAGTTCTATGCCTCTATCCGTATGGAGATGGCGAGAAAGAAGGTTATATTAGGTGAGGACGGATCTTCAGTAGGTCATGAGGTCAGGATAAAGGTGCTGAAGAATAAGACCGCCGTACCGTTCCAGATAGCCGAGACAGCCTTATATTATGGAGTTGGGTTTGACAAGGAACTTGAACTTTTGAAGTTATGCGAGGAAACAGGTATCTTTACCCGTAAGGGATCATGGTACTGGTACGGGGATGTCCGGGTAGGAAATGGGGTGGATAATACGTTAAGTATCATGAGAGATAATCAAGAATTGTGTCAAGAGTTAAGAACTAAATTGAATTTGTAATCATGGCAATAGGAGTAAAATTTGTAGACGTAATACCATCCAGCGTAGAGAACGCTGTCGAGGTTAAGAAGGGGGATGTAAAGAACTATCTGTTCGTAGGTATTCCCATGAGTGAATTTATCGGGAAGAAATATGAGTATGAGGGATTCATATACATGTGCCTACAGGGTGTCACCGGTGGTACGGAACTTGGCGGCGATATAGCCATAGCCGTATTAAGACCGGTTCGACCAGCGACAGGACAGGCTTCTTATCATTTGGTATCGTATACGCCTCTCACATATACGAGATCTGATGTAGCGATATTACTTAGAAATGGCGATTTTAAGGTTGTTAAACGAGACGATTGTAATCTTATCTAATATGGGAACATATATCTCAATAAAATCAACGGTAAACGCATTCAGGTACGGTATTGATCCTGTACCTGAATGGTTCGATAAGATATCTAACAAGACTGATGAGGTTGATGTTATGGTTGAAGGGAATAAGGTAAAGGCATTGGATATAAGGCTAGAAAATGGTATTCTACGGGCTTTTTACGGTTATTATATAGGTATGTACCCAGATAAATCGATACAGGTGTTTAGACCGGAGGATTTTCATTCATTATATACGATTAAAATATGAAAATATACACTGGACTGATAAAAGATCTAGGATGTAGATGTTTTTATTACAATAGCGGTATGAATATACCTATTGGGTTCGTATGCGCTGAGATACCTGATATTAGTTCTATATTATCATCAAAGAATGGATTATCTCATTTTTATGAACATATGATAATAAAATGCAATGATGATATTAGTGATAAGTTATTCTTTGATTTTAATGGATATACAGATCCTAGATCATTAGTATTTAAAGGATTTACATTGCCTGATGTTGATACCAAGAAGTGTATTGATTTTTCTTATAATTTTATCGTATATCCAGACATAAGTGAAGATCTTATAGAAAGTGAGAGGAATGTTATATTGACTGAAATTGATAATGATGAATCATGTATTAATATAGATAGACTTATAAAACTATCTGGAATAGATAAACGTTGTTTTATAAACACATTAGGTACTAAAAGGTATGTCAGCAAAATAACAAGGGATGATCTTTATATGTGCCGAGATACGATATTGAATAAGTCAGAAATGGTATTTCATTTATATGGATGTGATGATTTTATGAATAAATATGTATCAGATATAACGGAATTATCAAATGAAGTTGATATTAATACATACTATCGTAATAGTCTTAAATATTTCCATGTTCATGGTCCTAAATATGGTGTTTATAAATATACTAAAAATCCCAAACAGTTATATGTATCATTTGTATTAGATAATTATGATTTTAATAAATTGTGCGTGTTGCTTATCATATTATCTATGATGTGTGATAATTATAATTTCTCTATGTTTAATTATCTTAGATCTAACGGATTATGTTATTCAGTAAATAGGAGATATATAGAATGCACGAATAGAATAGTAGCCAACTTGATAATTGACGTAAGCCCAGATAAATGTGAGATCACAAAAGATTATGTGGTTGATTATATTAATAACTTTAAGCTTATAGCAAATAATGACAACATAGAATATGCTATAAGAATGATTAAATTAAATGATAGATTGAATATAATGAATATTGAGGATTACCACGATGCCTATATATCTTTTGTAAGATCAAGACTTAATGGGGTAATGGATTTATATAAATCATATGACAATATATCTGTGGATGATGTTATGGATATGATTAAAGATATTACCGAGAATAGATTAATAATTCAATACTGCTCTTTATGAATATAGCGATAGGAATAGATCCGGGTATAGATACCGGAGGATTGGCGATGATCCCTGAGAATGGCGAGGTTAAGGTAATCATGACTCCAAGGATATCGGCTAAGGGGGATATAGATCTTAGGGCTATATCAAGCTTCTTCCTCGATGCCGCTGACAAGATCCAAGAAAAGGGAGGCGGGACGCTGGCGATCGCCGTCGAGGACGTCCACAGCATCCACAACAGCTCGGCAGCCAGCAACTTCACCTTTGGCGGGAGACGCCGGGAACCGAACGCCCTATTCGCTATGATGGTGGAGATGATGGAGCGATACGGATCTCACCCGGATGTTAGGTTCATGTTCGAGGAGGTGCAACCAAAGACCTGGCAGAAGGAGCTTCATACGACAGCCGATCGGGTGTATACGTCGGCGAAGTTAGACACGAAGGCTACCTCCATCCGATGCGCCATGCGCCTTTTCCCTTTGGTCTCTTTCGTGAAACCATGGTCAGGGAAAGGAGTGCAACCTACTAAGATACAAGACGGAATGTGTGATGCCACGCTTATAGCCGAGTATATTAGACGTAAGTTTAAACTATTTTAATACTATTAAGTATTTATTGTATTTGTATTAATATAATTATGATTACATTTGCGATGTAATAAAAAGTTGTTCGTTATGCTTATAAGATGCTTGTCGAAGTCATTAAATGAGAAGTTGGGTAAACTGGATACGGTGGTTAAGAACGCCGGTTCCAACTCCCTTTATAAGGATCTTAAGATAGATGTTGTCAATAATCTGGCTTATATCACTTCCGTAAATGCCAAGGTATGTGTTATAGAGCGATTGGAGGTAGAGGCTGACTCTAACTTCTCTTTCTTGGTAGAGGCAAGCTCTTTTATTAAGTTCATGAAAAAACAGAAGAATTGCGAGATTACGATACTGCTTTCAGATAAAAAAGATCAGATAACGATCTGCTATGCTTCTGGTGAGTATAGTTGTCCGGCTTTTGATATCAATACATTCCCGCAGGTACATAAGATACTTGATGGAGGAATTAAGGTTAAGATGAGCGATTATGTTTCGGTTCTTAACAAAGCCAGCGATTATACGGAGGTAGATGACTTTTATCCATGCATCGAGAATGTGGTTATTGATATTGATGATATTAATATTAATATAGTAAGTACGGATAGAAATACTATTTACAGGTATTTTGTCCCTAATCAGGATAAGGTAGAGAAGATGTTTATCCCGGTATCGAACGAATCCGCGATATTGCTTGATAAGCATATCAATAAGTCATCGGATATGTTGTCTATAAAAGTGGATGATACTAAGACTTATTTCTCTACGCCTGATATGGATATGTATGAGACCAATTTTGAGGGTAATTATCCAAATTGGAGGTTCGTGGACGAGCATTTTGTCAAAACAAGTACCTATGTCTTTGATAAGGATCTACTCGTCCATGCCCTCCAAAATAATATTAAGGTAAATGAGTTTGATCATTGTAAGTTGATATTCACTGAAAAAGGATGCGGTATTATGTCAGAGAACCCTATGTCTGGAAGATCTTGTAAGGAAAGGCTTACGGCTTTATCGCATAACGGTAATGATATTATATGCGATGTGCTATGTGGTAGGTATCTTGGTATAGTTAAAAGCATACCATGGAATAGGATCGTTATCGAGCATGACCATAAATCTCATTTCAACAAGATTTATGGGGAGGATAATAAGAATGAGTATTTCTTATCATCATCAATTATTGTTTAATTTTTAAATATATATAATATGGGAGTTCGTGAAAATTCGCTAGGATCTAATAATCACTACTTTAAGATAAGTGGTAGTGGAGTTCTTTATCAATCATCCAAGGAGCCTAAAGAAGGTTATGAGGAACATGTGAATGATAAGACCGGGGCTGTATCTTATTGGAAAGTATTTTGGAATGGTATAGAGGGATATTTATCAGATATTGAGATAAGGGAGGTTGACTATAACGGGGCAAAAACTAAATACGTAGCTATAAAAATAAGCGATGACGAAGGAAACTATATTATAAATGTTCCTTTGATGACTCAAAAAGGAGGTATTAATAATTATGTTAAGTCATTGGTGAGATACTTGCCTAATATTGATCTAAAGCGTAAGGTGGTAATCAATCCAGCTCACGCTAGGAAAGGAGATCAATATGCCCCGGGTAATTTTTTTATCTCATATGCTAGGGAAACTCCTGATGGAAGGGATGAGCTTATCCAGCAATATTATAAGAACGGGCAGAATGGATGGCCTGACAGAGTTGAGAGTACTGATATAATGGGGAATAAGAAGTTTGATTATACTGCCCAAGATGCTTTCGCTTATCAGGTACTTAATAAATATATCCAAAGTATTAAGACAGATGGTGTGAAACCTACTCAGTCGGCAAGCCAAAACAACGCTGGTGAGGCTACAACGCAAACGCCCCCACCGTCATATCAGCCGCAAGCCCAGCCGCAGACGCCTCCTCCATCATACCAGCAGGCTCCGCCTCAGACAGCCCAAGCGCCTTCTTTTGGAGGTCAGCAGCCGCCACAATATCCTCCTTTTGGAGACGACAGTGACCTACCTTTCTAATTAACTAATTGAAAATGAGTAATTTAATGGAAAGTAATTTTAATATATCTACTAAAGTGAATCGTGTCTCGATGCCTACCCAAAATAAGGTAGATACGGTTATGAAGAACCTAGGGCATCGATCTTGTATAGCGTATTCCGAGGAAAAGGATATGTATTATAAGGATGGAGAATGGGTAGCGTCAGATCTTGACGCTACTATCTTACCTCTTAGGGAGATGTTCGAGAAGACATCTGATTTGAAGTTAGGACTGAAGATCGTTTATTTAATAATCAAATTATAATGGCCAGTATTGAGGATATTAAAAAGCTTCTGGAAAGCAAGTCGTTTACATCAGCCAGAGACCTTGATGAGCTTGAGGAGAAGCCGGATGATAAACAAAACGAGGTTAGATTGAATTGCGAACCTATGGTAGGGATGGTGGAGAAAGAGGGAAAGATCTTCCTTAACTCCGTAAGATTCTCGAAAGCATGGAACTCGTTGGGTAAGGATATTCCTATCAAGCAGGGTAATGCCTTCCCATTAGGGCAGGGTGATGTCCTTGATATAGACACAGGGGTGTGGGCATCGTTCCCGGATAATACCATAGGGGTGTTGATGATGCTGCCGTCGTTTACCGGCGATACGGGACTTACTTTGGTGGGATCACCGTTCGTCTCGTCTAATAACGGGAATATCATGATCAGGGTCACTAATGTCCGTAAGGATATGGCTATAGTCGAGAAAGATAAACATATAGCTGAGTTAATTATAGTCGGTAAGATAAATGCCGATATTCGTAAAACTTATAACAGTGATAAAAATGTTCGGATTGAAGATAGTAAAGAGTAGTTATATAAATACTCTAAAAAAAGATCTTGATGAGGCTATTAGTTATTCAAGTAGATTAAAAAGAAATTATGAGGATGCTAGTAAGAAGATAACGGAATTGGAAGAGAAAATAAAGTATCTTGATACGCTTGTCGATTCTCTTGATATGGATATAGATTCCAAGGATTCTCATATAGTTAAGATGGGGAATGAGCTTAGTAAATCAAGAGAGCTATATAATGAGTCGGTAAAAGAGAAAGAAACTCTTAAACGGGCTTATATGGATATCGAGAAGAAACATAAACTATCATCTAAATTACTCGATGAGGCTAGAAGAAGATATAAGGAACTTGAGGACCAGAATAAAATCATGTCAGATCGTATCAAATATCTTGAGGCAGAGATTTTAGACATCGATGTTCCTGATGAGGTTGTTGTTAATGAGGATAAGATGGATCCTAACTCAGGTCATATTGATATACCTGAAAATAACGCCCCTGAGGTCGCTGATGCTGGTATTGACGTAAATGTCGAGAATAAGGCGGAGGATAAGAAGAAATCTAAGAAACGTAAAAAATCTAAGAAAAGTGAATAAGATCTTGTTTTTCTTGTTAACGTTATTTACCTTAGCGGTTGTCGGATGCAGTACGTCAAGAACCTATTATACGGAATATGATACTACTGACATATCTTATGTGGTGGATTCCATAGTGTCTTCCGGAACCGTGATGGGCCAATGGAAGGAGTGGCGGTTTACGCTGGACGACGGCCGGGTCGATAACTTTAGCTTCACCGCCCTGTACGACGCCAAGGGAAAGGCTAGGGGGTCTATACAGGTAAGGCAAAGATCCGATACGTTTAATATCAAGATAATTGATTACCATAAAAAGGATAAAAAATGAGTTACGGGTTAGGATATATACCATCCCCTGTGGATGACAGAGACGCTATCATGAACATGCAGCACGAGGCTGTTCCTGATGAGTATAAGATCAATAATGTCGATAGCGTAGTGGATCAAGGATCTTCTCCTATTTGCGCTGCGGTAAGCTTAGCTGAGATACTTAACTGGAGAAAGAGTATAAGGGCTATTAAAAGACCGGCTAAGATCTCTCCCTACGATATATATGATCTGAGAGAGGATAAGGATCAAGACGGGATGGTTCTTCGTGACGCTATCAAGTCTATCAAGAACGTAGGCGTAGATGGGGAGAAAATAAACAGTTACGCTAGGATCATAGATCCGGTATCAGCTAAGGTGGCTTTGATGCTGAATGGGCCTCTGGTTATAGGTCTGTATTGCTATAATTATGGTAATCGATTCTGGCAAGGCCAAGGGCAGAACTTGGGAGGTCATGCCGTTATCCTCACCGGCTGGGACAAGGCCGGCTTCGTCCTACAGAACAGTTGGGGGACGGGATGGGGTAGGTCTGGTGTAGAGACATTCCCGTTCGAGGATTGGCGCTATATGCTAGAATGTTGGACAATAGTTTCATAAAGTTTCTATATAAACTCCGAGAAATTACTATCCACATCCTCTTGTGAAAGCCGATGTGGTGTATTTAGGACCCGTAGATCAATTGGTTGGATCATCTGGCTCATAACCAGCAGGTTGTCGGTTCAAGTCCGGCCGGGTCCACAGTTGGATTAATAATGTTTGTCATTAGGTTTAGAGTTTAGATTTATGTAGTGTCCTTGTCTGGGAGGATCAGGACGCTTAAAGGGGAGTTAATTTAACGGATAGAATTTACGATTCCTAATCGTAGCGTGGATAAGGGTTCGATTCCCCCACTCCCCACATGGTGTTTTCTTAAACATATTCCCGTAGGTCGGTAATTAACGATAACCGGTAGACAGCCTACGGGAATCAATAAAATCTTACGTGCTTAAGATCGCTTTCAGTTCTATTTTTCGTGTGTAATCTATAGGAGGGTAGCACGGCCCTCCTATTTATAATAACTATTTGGGATGGATATTAATCAAATAAAAAAGTATCTACCAGCAGGATGGGATGTGATTGATCTAATAGATCACGGTATAATCGATCTTGATATCATGAACGGGAAGATGATGGGTGAGTATGTGGCTGTGTTGATGATAAAGTCTTATGATAAGATTACTGAATCGCATAACTTAACCACCTTCTCGTTCCATGATAAGGATATGGGTGGATTACGGAGATTGGTATCGAACGCTATAATGGCGGTTGGGTTAAGGAATAATCCTATGACAGGAGATGGGAACACGGCAATCAAATAAAGGTGCTGAATACACTGAAAGAGGGATATTGGATATCCTTAACAGACAGTTCTTGGTATCTCCTAGATGGATTATAAACAACTTGTATGTCTATAACTGGGAGTCCGATTATCTGGCTATAACCAGATCCATGTACGCTTATGAGGTTGAGGTGAAGATCTCGTTGGCTGACTATAACAAGGATTTCGAGAAGGAGGGCAAGCACCAAGTAATGCAAGGCTGGTTCGAGGCGCGAAAGCAAGCCCTGTACGAGACCGGTGACTGGGTCAGGTACGGCCGCCCCAATTACTTCTACTACTGCGTTCCGGATGGGTTGGTTGATCCTAAGGACATACCTCCGTACGCAGGACTCGCTTATGTTTGTGGCAGGAATTTGAGAAAGATCAAGGACGCACCTATCCTGCATCGTGATAAATTTGACCCCGAAGCTTATAAGATGGCAGACAAATTCTACTACAATTGGTGGAACGAGAGACGTAAGGCCAGACAGATAGAAGGGAAGGATATGAAAGATGAGTTCAGGAAGAGCATGAAAAAGGTGAAGGAGAAGATAACCGTCGATGCCAAGATCAAGGCGATGGAGGCGTTCTGGAGCGTGTGCGATTATGCCTACTGGCCGTACGGGGGAAGAGGGGTGCCCGGAATGAGACCCAACTGTTCCGCTTGTGGCGAGGAATGTAAATTACAATGCCCGAAAGGGAAAGAATTTAAAAACAAGATAAAATGAGTAAGATTAAAGATTTATTGGCAAGAGCCATTTCATTAGCCTCAGAGCAACCTATGAGCTATAAAGAGGCAATTGAGTTGCTTGATGGTATAGATACGTGTAAGGTCAAGATATGGCTGGAAGAAGGGGCTAAGCTGCCTGAATACGCTCATAAAGAAGATGCTTGCATGGATCTATTTGTAAAGAATATAGAACTTGACAGTGGTAGGATCATATACCATACTGGAGTGCATGTAGCTTTACCTGAGGATTATGAGATGGAGATCCGCCCTCGTAGTAGCATAACCAAAACCAAGTCCATTATCCAAAACGCCCCGGGAACTGTTGATGAAGGATATAGGGGTGAGATTATGGTAGTATGTAGACGTATAGATCGCTATGGAGATCCTTCTTATTCGGCAGGGGATAAGGTAGCTCAATTGCTTATCCGTAGACGGGAACGCATCGTATGGGATCAAGTGGAGTCGTTAGAAGACCTTGGAGAATCCGAGAGAGGAAATGGTGGGTTTGGTAGTACTGGAAAGTGATTAATGTATTATGAGCGGAAGAATTAAAATAAAGCCCAAAAATAAGGATAAGAAACCTAAGATCGATGTATTTAAGGTAATAGAGAACCGGTTCAAGAATATGAACGAGCTTCGGGATCTTATCGACATGGATCCAAGGAAAGGGATGGTCAGGATCCGGGACGGAGCCGGCTTCAGGGAGGTGGAGCGGGGCGGGTGCCTGCACCGGAACTACCTTAACCTGTTGGAGGAAGAGCTGGGCGCTAAATTATCCATAGATCTTATAGAAAGGTATATCAAAAGATAATAATATATTAAATCGTAAAATTATGAATAGATATGTAAAGAAACCAATTGCGATAGAAGCCGTAAAATGGAAAGGCTTTAATAATGATGAGATCAAGGATTTCGCTGGTGATAGCGTTAAAATAGAAGTTATTCGTGAAGGTGATGCGGATAGAGGTATACCTCCTTGTATTGATTGCAGTATAAAAACCCTTGAAGGTGTTATGACAGCCAATGTAGGTGATTATATCATAAAAGGGGTAAATGGAGAGTTTTATCCTTGTAAGCCTGATATATTCGAGAAAACATATTTACATGAAGATGAGATGGGTAATATATCCGACGGGTATCATACATTTAACGAACTATATAGATATCGAATGCTTTACAATGCCGCTTTCTTCAATGAGCTGGCTAAAGGCGATATAAAGGTCTGTAAATCACATAAGCATCATGATGGAGAGGAATGCTTCGGCGGAGGGTGGTTTATCGTAATGGCAGAACTGCCAACGGGACAGATATCCAATCATTATGAGAACCGGTATTGGGGGTTATTCAATATCCCTGAACTTGAAACGGCATGGAAGTGGGATGGTCATACGCCTAATGAGGTCGCTGATAGAATAGAATCTTACTTGAAATTAAAATGATATCAATATCTGCCCTAGGAATTGCTTAGGGCGGGTTCGTTTTATATACCGAAGTATCTACCACGATCTGTCTGTCCATATCATCAATCAACTCAATGATCTCATCCCTTATGTCATAAGAAAGCAATATCGGTATTATGGTTAATATAAAAGATAGTATTATCCCGAATCCTATTATGATAATAATATCATCGCACTCTATATCCAACATCGGCATGACAAACATCAACCCGGCCGTGAATATCATCACGAATAACGCTGATATCTCATTTATCATATCCCGCTCCATCGTATCCTTAATCATATCTCCTCAACTTTAGTATGGTTTATTATCCTACTGATATGACGGATGCTTAATCCAGTCCTGTCCTTTATCTTGCCATATACGTAGTTCCTTGACACGACAGTAGCCAAATCACCTAGCTCATTAAGTATCTCATCATACATCTTATGTACCTCGTTGTTGCGGATAACCGTACTGTCCCTTACATATATCTTCTCAACATCATCGTCGCAGAAGAAGATCTTGATTTTATGTAGTGTGTCTCTAAACATGATTGTAGTTTTGTTCCAAAGATATAAATTTTTGATATCCGGTCAAAGACAATACATGGAGAAGCCAAAAAGAACGGGAGGCGGTGGTAGGACGGGGGAGGCCCATAAGGATGAGGTCTCCCTCCTTCCCTTGGGATTACACTATCCTTACCGTTACTCGATAGTTACCATGAGAACTTTTCCCATAGGCATAAGATTCACATCCCGAACAAAGATCAGTTACTATACAATTATCGTTTAATACATAATCACCATCCCAAGTTACATAACTTTCATCTAAAACCTGAGTCTGTAATTCAGATCTGTAAGTGAAATTAATGATCTTCCCAGGATCTTCTATCACCGTTACAGGAACAAAATTAGTTATCCTATTCCCGTATATCACCTTATTAGCCAACTCGCAATGCATACCCGAATTATATTGATACGTAAGGGTTCCCTCTATAATACCTCCACTTATGCCCAAAATAACATTGTACTCATTTTTCGGATTTAGATATGATATCTGGCCACTTATGCTTATAGTTTTTATTTTCTTATCGCGATATATATCAAGATAAGATCCGTTAAAACCAGGTTGATATGGCTTCCCATCAATATATATATCTACAACGCCAAGACACATATTCTTGTTTATATTAACACGGTAGTGGATCTTACCGGAAGAAGAAGTCCTGCGCCTAAACATACCCCCTCCTTATCTGAGGGTTAAAATACCCCCCCCCTATGTATTTAACTTTTTTATTCATAATATGTTATGTTTTTATCATATCGCAAATATAATAAAATAATTGGATTATAAGGGGATTGGTTATGCGGGACGGACCACCTCCCCGAAATCGGCCCGGCCGGGCTGCCGTTTTTGGTCCCACCCCCCCCTAATCCACGAAGACGGGAAACAGGAACGGCAAACGATCTGCGAGCCGAAAAAGGAATGCTTATTTTGTATTTAACTTGTTGATTATCAATCATATAAATCAATATTTTAATATACGTTTACATTTGATTAGATTTATTACATATAATCGTCGAATTTTTATTGCAAAATATTTGTTTGAAAATAAAACATATATTATATTTGCAATGTGAGATAACAATATTAACAAACAAGGCGTGCTAGATGCCTATACAAGTCCCCAGGGCAGGGGCAAATCTAATGACAAGTAAAGATATTAACAAAGTGCAAAGTGAAGTTAAAAAAGCAAGTGAAAAAACACTAACAGGTGCCGTCAAAGCTTGGTGCCAGCTATTTAAATCTGGTAAAGAAATAAACGACATACTAAAAGAAAATGATATTAAAGTATCAAAGGAAGTCGTTCCTGCTTTGGTTGCTTTAGCTAAAGACAAAGAAGTAGTAATACAACTTTGCAAAGAAATATTACCACGAGTTAACAGTACCTTCTGCTCCTACAAAGAAGTTGAACGCGAATACTATGATAAAAACGATCAGGACAAAAACAAGAAGCTTAAAATGAACGAAATCGAGGATATAGCAATACTAGGTTCTTCACATAAACGTTTTGGATACAACGAGCCTATAGAGTTTGATTTTGGTATATATTATGAAACGTTTAATGGCACCGACAAACGTATTGTAAAATGCGCCGTGCCAATAAAGCGGTACACATTTAGTCTTATAGCGAAATGTATCACATATTATCTAACTCACCCTAAAAATGATAGATAGTATCATTTGCCCCTATATCTCTATATATAGGGGCGTTATGGTGGTAACGCCTGTACGTCCCCGTCGTGCCACTGGACTAGACTAAACAGGTATGATCTTTAATTTATTGATATGAGCATACACAGGTGGGTAGTGTTACGATAGCCTGTGTAGATAGGCCGCCGCTTAACAATGTGGTTTAAGCGCTATTCTAGTCCAGAATAGTGCTATTATCTTTTGGTTTATATCAATCCGGTAAATACGCTAGGTCAACCTAGTAGGCCGTGTAAAAACACGGGGTACATTGGTGTATATACGCATATATAGGGCGTATGTCTATACGTTGCTAGAGTAGCACGTATGGAGTGCATAACGGTGTTATAACCGTGCCAATATATCAAGGCAATAACGTTTAAGGTTGCTTAAGTACTTATGCGTTATATGTAATAGCAAAATAACGGCCCTTACAAGGGTATTTTGTGCGGTTAAATTGACGGACAAAGTGCGCCTTGTCGGTACGTATCACGGGAAACGTATGTGCGTATTTGGCCGGCTTCGTTGTCGGCAAAGGGACAAATACAAATTAATTAGCGGGCGTGCGGGCGTTCGGCTGGCTGTATCGATAACGCCGGCCGTATTGTCCCCCGGCTTACCGTTTCTTATTGGTGCCATTTAAAACGAATAAATTATGTATAGGAGAAAATTTGACAATCTGAATAGAAAGCTAGCACTTAAAAAAGCAAAGGCTTTAAACGCTGCAAGAAAGTCTCAAATTGAGTTCTATGTTGAGCTTACCAAAGAACTATACAAATCTAATAAATTAGATTGTAGTAGGGAATCTGATAAATGTAGGCGGAAACGTGTTAGTTACATGGCAAACAAATTGCGACAATAGATCGTTTGTTTTTATTTGATTTTAAAGTTTGTGCCCTTTCGTACTGTAGTGATATAGGACGGAAGGGCTTTTTGTGCCTATATTTTACGAAATGATAGCATATGTATATATTTTGCTTACACATAAAAGTGATGAGGCGGTAAATTTTAAGCCTTGACCGAAAATGTGTAAGTAAAATGCTTTATTTAGCATCATTTTGTATACATATATATCCATGCAGGCGGGTATATTGTGCCCTTATGTATGGTTTCGTGCGTGAATCGATCCTAAAAGGTATATAATAGGCGGTACTTATTGTATATTTTTTATCTATATCTGGGCTTATCTTTCCTTAGAGGAAGCTCTAGGGATTGATGTATATTATGTTATTGATACTCAATTGATTATATTATTTGAGTGCAATTTTGAAATCGTGGTTACTTATTGTATATTTTATGGGATTAGTTATATATTTCGTACTTACTTTGTTTTGTTGGTACATGGCATTTGAGTTGGGGCGGTATGTTATAGCTACGGGCGACGCCCCGCCTTTGATCTTAGTTCTTTTATTGGTTTTATTATCAATACATTGTATTAGGCAAGTATATAAGGCAATCAAGAACAAGGATCTCGACATCCTAGACTAATCGGGCGTTCCACGTGGAACAATCGGGAGGAAGGTCTCGGGTTTTATGCTGGGAGTTGGTGGGGTTGATTTGTTTTGCGGGAGGGGACACCTCCAAACAAGGGAAACCAGGGAAAACCAATGAAACCCAAGGAAAACAAAGAAAAACAAGGGGAACCCCTTCAATCAACAAAAGAAATACTTTCCAATCAATGGGATTCCTTTCTAAACGGGGGCAATACTTTACCGTTAAGTGGAAACGCAAAGCGATTGCGAGTGATGGTGGGTATAGTGTTATTGGTGGTAGATATTGTCTGTTGGCGTGGGAGTGATACGGAGGGAACCAAGGGAAACGAGGGGCGGCGATGGCGTGGGGTCGGCCCCGCTGGTCGTCCGTCCCTGTTTTCCTTTGGCGGTAGTGTAATATTAAAAATCTGATAGTGATATGACGAGAGAAGAAGCAAGGAACGTATTTGGCGGTAGTATAGTAAATAATCTGCTGTCGTTAGGGGCTGAGCCTACCAACGTGGTAAGGCAAGACGGGTTGATAGAATGGAAGAGTGATGGATATATAGAGGTAGGAGGCGTACAGGTATGGGCTTACTATTATTTCGAGGATGGTGAGGATGTTGATAGATGTGATTGGGAGGATCATATGGAGATAGAGGTAGAGGAATGTTGGATTTAAAATTGACTGATATGAGATTCATGTATTTAACGGGGCTTAGAGGAAAGGATATATGCGTAGGCGACAAAAAGTGCAAAAGAGTAAAAATATATGTAGGCAGACCGTTGAGGGATACGCCTAAAACCTATAAACAAATAGGCGGATTTGTAGCAAAAGAACTATCCAACGCTTATAACAGCGGTTGTGTTACCATCTATGAAGCAAAGGATAAAACGCTCAGATATTCGGTTTATCGAGACGGTTGTTTTTATCCTTATTACGGGAAGTTGGAAATAATAGAATAGTGGTATGGGGACGGAAGAAAATGAATGTGAAAGCTCGAATGTTTAAGAATAATAGACAGGTTATGCTATATCTGGATATTAAGGGGACATCGGATTTAGATTGTCCTTATATAGATATTGACACGGGGTGGGTTAACAGGATTTTCAAACATTTACCGGAAAAAGCGTGGGATAATACCATCATAAACATGAATATATGTGTTGAGTACGGGACCGGTGATCTATGGTATTCCAGAGTGAGGACATTTGAAGGAAGCTGTTGTGCGGAATATATTCTTACATCTAGAAAACCTAGGAAGAATAACCGGAGAGAGCTTGTGAATAATCCCGAAGATCAATTATTGGATTTTGATACGGTAAGGGAGACTGTATTTGGGATGAAGAAAGAATTGAGCATTGATGAGAGTGTTAATGTGAAATTCGATTATGAGATTATTTGAGGTGGTTAATGATACCAAGGGGAATGCGGGCGGCTGTGGGGAGGCTGGACAGGCCTTGTCGCCAGCGCCGTCCTTTTTCCCTTGGCAACAATAGAAATAAATATGGACGAAATAGAACTACTAAGATTACAGGATGAAGCGCTATCTTACCTTCGTGATAATATTACAAAGGATGAGGCGTATTATATCCTTACGACCGATAAGGATATAATAGAGATTCTTATAGCTGATAAGAAGGACGGAAGCAAACGTATCAAGATTCTTGATATGGAATATACTGTCGAGAAGGATGATATGTTATTGTTATTCGATACTGATGGGATAATAGACGAATGTCTTTTGGTTGCCACATACATAGGGGTAAATATGTATTTTCGCAGACAAGATGTCAACGCTATTTTGAATAATATCAATAGAGAGAAAGTTATGAAATATCCTTACATAGCTATTCAGTTAGATAATATACAGACTATAGAAAAGCGTAGGGTTATATTCGAGATAACCGGTCATAGGGTGGATTATGATAAGGTGGATTTTATGTTTGTTTATTTTATGGCTAGAATATTATGAGAGCGAGAAGGACTGTGAAAGAAAGAGATATTGTGAAGATATTGGTATTCGGGTATGATAGGACGCTTATAAAATCCATTAAGGATTCCGGATTCAGAAGTATGTCGGATGTAATATCGTACGCCAATAATATGGTCGGGGATAAGCCCATTGATCATATTAGGGTGTCGAATGAGGCTCGTGGATGGTGTGGGTCATATACTAATTATGGTAAAAGGATAGATTAGTTTGATAGTAGGATATGATATGAGAAGAATTATAAAAGAGAAAGACGATATCAAGGTATCTATATTTAGTGGGGATAGATTGGCTCGTGTTTTCATTGATTCTGGGTATAGGAATATAGCTATGGTGATAGCCTATTGCAATAGAATAGCTAATGGTTGTTATCATATACATCATATTGAGGTGGTAAATATGGATAGGGAATGGTATGGCACATATACCGCTGATGGAAAGAAAATTAATTAATATAAATAACATCATGAATAATATCATAGAGAACAATGATGGGGTAAAAAGAAAGGTAAGGGTATATGATTTCGGCGAGAAGGTCGCTGATAGATATACTATTGTATGCGTAAGTGACAGGAATAAAGATTCAAGAGGAATCTTATTTTATCCGATGTTCACTTGTAACGAAAACCCGTCGCATCCGCAAGGAATAGGGATGTATGTAGGGGACTATTATCCTCATAAGGGAGGTATGTACAACTTAGGGAGAAGGGTGAAGGATATAATGTCTTTGCCTAAAGAAGTGATTAGATACATAAAATGGGTAACAACAACATGAATGAAATAGTTTACAACAATTACGATTTGGTTGCTTTCGAGCAGAATGGAGAAGTGGTAGTAGCCGTAACATTCTACAGGTATTACAAGAAGAAAGCTAAAGGTGAGGTTAATTATAGATGGAGAACCAGATGCCCGGAGTTGGTGGATAAGATCGTAAAACACCGTACCAAGGTATTTACCGGTCAACTTATCCAGTTGGCGAAAGCGTATGGGGAGAAAAAGGTTATAAAATATCAAAAGGAGGAGGAAGGAGTATGTCAAAATACGATAGAGACGCTATAGAGATATATATACTGGATCATATAGATACAGATAATTATGGTAAGCAGTTTAAATACGATAGGGAATATATGTCTTTTATGCTTAGTGTGTTCAAGAATGAGTATAAAGAACATATCAAAAGGGATGGAATTAAGAAGGCTTTTGAGGATTACATAATGAGCGTTCCGTCTATATTCAGGATTCATATAGCGGATTGTGATATTAGATATTTATTACGTTCATGGGGAGTGGAGTTTGATGAGGATGATGATGAGATATACATCTTATACAAGAAGATCATAAGAGAGGTCTTTTTTAAGATGTGTGAGGATATGAAAGTTTGTTAATGTTGAACCAAAACCTTGGCGGGGCGGAAGGATATATCATGATCGTACGTGTGCGGATATGATCCGGGGTCGGTTCCCGGCGCCTTGACACAACTTAATTAAATAGCATATGGACAATACTTTAAAAAGAGCGGCAGCGGAATTGAAAGAAGCCGGTTGCAGGGTTTTTGCGTGGCAGGATGATACTTATAATAGAAGTTGGAGTAAGGGTGATTATATAATGTTGTATTACGCCTTCCCTGATTCGCCTAACATCGGGTATCTGAGTCGTGGGGAATATGGGATGAGCGTAGCATATAGTAGAGCTTATATACCGAGCCGTGGGAGTGGATCGGGGTGTTGTATCAAGGAGGAGGCTACGTTCGACCTTGCGACGGCGTTAGATGCGTTGAACGGGCCGTTACCTAGGTGGTGTAAGGCCTATGGGGTTTATCCAAAGCAGTACGATAATATCGATAAATGGTATAATAGCGATAATTATAACAAAAAATTATTTAAGGAGATTTGATATGGAGGTAAAAGATTGGGAAAATCTGGTTTTAAACACAGAGGTGGGATCACATTGTTTTGTTACGCTGATTGATAATAATGACATCAGTAGAGGTTACGCACAGATCAGACGCGCGGAACATTTCGGGTATAACATCTGCTTCACCCGGTTATATGGGAATAAGTTTTATTTCGAAAAAATAAAAGAAGGTCGTACACAACAATATATCAATAGGAGGAAATGATATGGTGATAGAGTTTGATTTTGAGATATACAAAAACGGAGATTATGATAAGGTATATCTCCGCAACGGGAAAGAGGCAAGAGTATTATGTGATAATGGGAAGGGCGATCGCTCTATAGTCGTGATGGTTGAGAATGATAACGCGGATGATTATATTATTCTACGTTATAACGAAACTGGCAGGAGGAATATCAATAGTCAATCGAGTCTTGATCTTATGTTATCGGTAAAAGAACGGGAGCCAGAGTTGTGGGTTGTTGTTATATCTTACATGGATAATAAAGATAAGAGACAAAAGATGGTCTTGCCTAATTTTTTCTCAAAGAATATAAGAGGGAATATATATCTTCAAGGAAGCTCTAAATCAAGTGTATCATATTATGTTGATAAGTTAGAAGAAGATAAGTGCTTCGATGAGCTATGCGAGAAGATAAGGGTAAAGAGAGATCGTATTTACAACATAGAAATAATATCACTATCAGATGACGAGGAGACAGTTTAATCAGTTGATAAATGAGCTAGACGGCAAAAGCCCGTTTATCGTATTACATAGGGATTCCGTTGCGCCTAAATACGTGGGCGTGGAGGTGTCGAAAGAAGGTGTGGTATATAATTACTCAGTTATAAGTATAAACGATGACTACAAGCCTAAAAAGGCTCTTATTTCAAAGCTATTGAGTATAGCTAATAGTCTAAATAACGATAAGGGCTTAAAAAAGGATTGATTAGACGTATTTATGGTATGCGGCATCATATACGATATAATATCGTGAATAGCGTTATATGGGAGGTATGTATGATAATATGATAGATAACGTATTCGTGTCTCAACATCATAATATTATACTATTATATCCTCTTTTTGTGTAAAAAAGAATAACAGATAATATAAATATCTTGAATATGGACGAGATTAATATAGGAGCTGAAATTGTGTTTAATATAACCGGCAGCCATAATATAGGATATGCCAAATGGGAAAGGTATATCGGGACGGTATTAAGTAGGGATCACCGATCACGCCTTTATGTACGGACGATAGGAATGCCTAGGGCTTGTATTGATGAGCGGGATGTAGAGTGGGTTATTGATCCAGATGGGGATTTTGATATGGATGAGGCGATCCCGAATCCTGTGGCAAGGGAGTTGTATAAGTTGATGGGTAGGTACGTTTATACGTTCGGTAGGTCTCATGAAAGTATCAACGGATATATTGCGTATGAATGTATGATGATGGACAGGAATTTAAGACATAATGTTATGTATGTGTTGCATGATCATGGATTCGAGATACGGCATATTGATAATTATTCTTGGTGGATGACTAATGAGAGAATGATGTCTGAGGTAACATATGCGGAGGGGGATATTCATATAATTGTTCATGAGTGTATGGAGGATTATGTGGATAACGTGAAATTCGGGGAGGAGTTTTATAAAAATAAGGGAGAGTGATGAGATACTTACTCGTGATGGCGATGATAATATTGACACCGCCAAAGGGAAGCGGAGGCATGCCCCTCGCCCCGAAGCCAGCCGTGGTCGAGGCACGGGTATGGGACAAGCTGGCGGACGCCTTGTCTTTCGTGGAGTCAAGGGATGACGATCGTGCGTATAACGCCTCCTCCGGGGCTTTAGGGAGGTGGCAGATGAAAAAGGTGTATGTAGATGAGGTTAATAGGATATTGCGCCTTAAACGGAAGAAAAAGCGGTATAGATATGATGATCGAACAAATCCTTCCAAGGCTAGGGAAATGTTCGAGATATATCAATCTCATCATAATCCTAAAAAGGATATAGATCGGGCTATAAGATTGCATAGGGGACTACATTCCCCTAAATATGTCAAGGAGGTTAAAAATAAATTGAGAGAATAAAAATATAGGAGGATTAACATGGACGAGGATAAAGTGATACGACCGATGGATTTTGTTCGGCTTACAAATATTGACGAATCAAATGTGATTAAGGACACTAAAAACCATATAGGGCTGGTCAAGGAGGTCAGTCGGGACGGGAGAATGAGTATAATATGGATAGGTGAAACTTACAGTCAGTTGGCGTGGTTCAAATCGAGCGAGTTGGAGGTGGTGGATAACCTTGTGAGCATCCTGACATGCGGGCTGGCTAACTTTCGCGGAGACGGAAAAGAGAGCGCGGATAAATTTTATCCAATGAATTTATGTTATATAAAAAGGGGGTGATATATGAAATGGGTGATAATAAAAGGAGTTAGATATCCTAGTTCCGTGATATCAGCATTTGCGGCATATAATATGGATAACCCCTTCTTAAAGGTCAGGATAAGAAACAAGTATCATATAGTGCCTTTTGATGATGTTAATAAGATGGCTAGTCAGATGGTATATTTAATGGACAACTATCCTGATTTCGTTCAGATAGGGAGATGGTGGATATCCAAGAAGGCGGTAATGTCTTGGGTTCCCAAGGGGCAGACCGTGGACGGATCGGGCTGGGTTATATCCTTCACCCTGTCCTTTGGTTTGGATAATGGGACTCAAATTAAGTTTTATAAAGAAGATGAGTACTTAAATGAGATAGATAGGCTAAACGAGTTGTTTAATGTAATATTATGATATGAAAAGCAAGAAAGATTATATAAGCATGCTTAACGATCTTGGTAATTCTTTGTCTAGGGAAGAATGGATAATAGGCGGTAAGGATAGATATACTGGTAGGGATAATTATGGGGTTATGTTGAAAAGATATGACCCCATAGCTTTTGAGGTAGGATATAACGAGTGGAAGAAACAACCATAAACAATAATAATATGGAAGAAAAGTTGATTCTTAATAGTATAGAAGATGCTGAAATAATATCAGTAAGGTTAAGTCCGGATGAAACGCCCATCGCTTATGAAAATAGAGTTAGGTGTTTAATGTTGTCAGGATTAAGCCGGGAAGAAGCGGAGAAAGTAGCGTTAGAGCCAATGGATATTGAGCTATATTATGAGATAGGCGTGGGGCTGATGGCTGTTGATCCAGCGGCGGTAGAGTCAGGGACAATCTGGAGTCCTTATACAAGAGAATTGTATGATAATTCTCAAATATTTAGCCTAGTATGACGATTGTGATCTATATGATCTTGTTCAAAATCATCGGGCTGATTGTAGTCAAAGCAAATAATATTAAGTAATTTTAAAAAAAACGAATTATGACGAATTCTTTATTAATCTATGAGGAAAGTGGGTATCTGTTTAATGATACGACAAAAAGATTAGAATGGTTTGAGATTGATAAGATTTTAATCAGTTTTACATATGGAGTGGTTAGATATATAGGAACTTGGGGAGGAGGTAGGACTGATAAGATGTTAGAGGGAGAGCGGTTCTATTCGTCCGAGGAGTGTTTTAAGAAGGGCGATAGTATTCCTAAGAGAAAAATATCAATATATGATGCTTTTAGGTCATTGTATGGATTTTCCCCAATAGACGATTATGTATGGGAATACAAAAACGGGAGAGCTGTCAGGGGAAAATTGGAGAGTTTTGATGTTGTAATAAATCATAAGGGTGAGTTACGTTGTTCAAAAACATATTATGCGAGCGAGGAAGATGTGTATAGGTTTAATGATTTGATTGTGGTTGACAAGAATGGAGACATAAGGATGGCAAAGTCTCCTAAAAGTAAATTGATGCTTACAAATGATCAATTGAGTGTCGTAGAAAGGATGAGAGGAATCATTGATGATATGGTTAAGTTAAAAATGATTATGTACATCGATCAAGGTTATAATCTTTGTTTTCTACCGGGAGATAAAATAGAAGATTTGACAATGGATGAGACGGATGGATTTGTAGATACCACCGGTATAGTGACATCTATAAAATCTAAGGATGTAGTGGAGTTTTATGTAGAAAACCCATTCGTAAAGATAAAGGATGAGTAATACTTGGATCGGGATTGTAGTGGTTCGTGAGAATAACTACAATCATATCTCTAAACGTGAACATAAGGAGGTACGTATGTCATTCGATTGACATTAGGGATCTAGTTATATTAAAAGAGGAGGAATTATGAAAGAGATTGTATTAAAACTGTGTGAATTTGATGAGCTGTCAAAAGATTCACAAGAAAAGATCATAGAGCGTGAGCGCTGGAATGTAATGGAGCAATGTATGGATGCTTATAGTATAGAATATCAAGAGTCGATGAAAGCCTTTGAGGATATGACAGATACTAGGGTTTATAATTGGGAAGTTGGATACGAGAGATATGATTTTAGTTATGAGTTTAAATACAATGATCCTATTTATGAACATCCTACAGATTATAATCATGATATATTCCCTAAGAATCTATGCGGTAAATTATTGTTCAGGTATATCAATAACAACATTATGCCACATATCACGAAAGGTAAATATTATTCTATAGGCAAATATATAGATGGGAAATATAATTACAAGTGCAGACGCAGTCGGGTAATATTGGGATACGAAGACAATTGTCCATTAACAGGGATGTGTTATGATTATTATCTTCTTAAACCAATAATTGATTATTACGATACTTGGTGTACTTACCCGGAGAATTTCTCTTTAGAGGATTTAATAGAAAAATGTTATAATAATTTTTTCAAGGCTTGGCATGAGGAATATGAACATTGGGCTGACGATGAAGATGCGATACGTGAGGAGCTTCATCATAACCAGTATGAGGGTCAGCTTTATTATGAGAATGGGGATGTGTATGTTGGTCTATTAAATGAAATAGTATGAAAACACAAGAAGAATATGCCCGTGAGATTGACGAGATTGTTCGCCGTGATGTAGAGAGTTGCCAGATTGACTGGTTTAAGATTGATAAGGAAATATTCATGCTTCCGGAAAACAAGAACAAGACATTTATTCTCGGAACACGAAAGACAGGATGTGATTTGTTGATACTGGGAGGCCCTAATTGTGATGAAAGTTATTTGGATGGGGTTTTTGGGTGTCTTGGTAATGAGAAATTCTATGTTTGCCAGCCAATATCTCTTTATGAGACAACACGAAATATCCAAGAAAGACCTGCCTTGTACGCTTTTAAAATAGCGACCGAGTATTTCAGGGCGCATGGAATGGTTCCCGTATTTGAAAATTCACATTGTAAATTGATGAGATTATGAATATAGAGGTAATAAGATACAGGCTCCCGGTTTATTGGGTTGGAGCCTTGATAAATGATGATTGGACGGGGTTATCTGACGAGGAAGCGCAAGAAGTTGATGACTTTGTAAAACATGCAGATGGTTGTCCAGTTGGTGTGGATTGGGGAACAGAAGATTTTTATTCGTATAATGACGCAAACGCTATTGGCGGAACTTGTGTCGATGTTATTTTTAGCAAGTATAATCAATAGTTAACATTCAAAACTTAATAGATTTGTGGGCAAACGAAAAGGAAGAATCCGCAAGAGGTAGTAATCTTTTCTTTGAAGGTAGAAGTATTTATTCTTATGGTTATCATTTTGAGGTTGGAAGAATCGTAAGAAATAAGTGTGGTGAAAAGGCGTATTTGCTTAACGATAAGTATTATTCTTCTTCTACCTGTAAACATCAACGTTGTGTTCGTAGTGCAATACCAACTGGTTCAAAGGTATTTTCTGTTGGATATAATATGTCTGATGATGGAAGCATGGCTTTTATCACTAGTCGATTGGAGCTTATCAAAGAGGTTATCGAGAAATACAAGAAGGTTAGAACAAGCCTGTCTTATAGGGATGTTTGGGGAGTATTTAGAAGTCTAATGGATTATATTGAGTTCTTTAATATGGGTACTCCCAAGAGTCTTCTTAAAAAGAGTGCAAACACCTGGATCGGAACTAAACATGAGTTATCTTATGAATCGGATAAGATTAAAAGTGAATATGTCCATGAGTTAAAGCGTGTGTTTGAGGTATTGCTAAATCATCAAGCGTTAGAAATTTTAGGAACGACCAATGTGATAGTAGATGAGATTTGTGGTGAAGGAACGTGGGCTGAGTATGTGGCCAGATGTCAGAGATGGAAAGATAGTCAGGCGAAAAAAGAGGCTTTAATTTTTGAAAAAAGAAGAAAAGAAAAAGAAGATCGCAAGAAAGAATTTGAAGAACAGATCGAGATGTGGAAGTCTGGCAAGATTCTGGAGTTATATCTACATTATTATTTGGAGGATGATCAGCCTAACGTATGGCTTCGCATTAAGAATGGCATAATTGAGACTAGCAAGAATATCAAGATAGAACGAGCTGAAGCTGAGAGACTTTGGAAATTGATAAAGCTCTTCCATAATGGCAGTAAATTCCAACGCGATATGGTATTGGATACAACCGGTCACAAATGGAAGATCAATAGCTATAAGAATGATATATTGGTTGCTGGATGTCACAGGATCGCGTATAGCGAGATGAAAGGTATTGCGAGACAATTAGGATGGGATTAAACAGCTATCAAGTAACATTTGAGAGCTATGGCGATCACTATCAGATTTACGGGAGAGACATCCAAGATGTCATGGGCGGCGTTACCGGTGGGGCCGGCGTGTATAGGTAAGACGTGCGGAGGGAAGCGAGGCGTCCGCCCATGTTCGTTGGATTGGCTGGACAGGCAAATAATATATAAACACATAAGAAGATATGAATATTAAAAAAGGAGATATAGTATCTATAAAGCAAGATTTTATAGACCGGAACAATAGATATGAATATGATAGCAGGGATATATGGAAGGTCAAGGAAGTGTATAAGATAGGTGGCGGATATCATGTGGCTGTAATAAACAATTTAACCGGTTACGGGAGCGCTCATCTATGCACATATAATATGGATTTAAGGACTATAGATGACCTTAAAGCAAGATTGCTACAAGATGATAATATAGCTAAAGTGAAAAATAACAGTATAAATACATGTAAAATTATGGAAAAGAGAATGATAACAAAACCATTTGACTTAGAACTGGCAAAGAAAATTAGCAATGGTGAATATGATGGTGAGATTGTAACGGTCGGACATAATCATAAGGTAGAGTTAGTGTATTATAATAAAGATAGGGGGACGTTTAATACACTAGGAGTGATTTATTCTGATAGCGGTATAATATCTGATTGGTTCTCTGATAATGGACTAGGAGCAAGAGGATGTAGGCTTTGTATTAATATTCCGGAATATACGGCATTTAAGGATGGGGATGTATTGAGCAATGAAGAAGGTGATTATTTATTCATATTGAATACAAACGGGGAATACCTTACGTCTTATCATGCCTCTTGGCAAGAAGGGGGTTATTTATATTTCGACAATGGAGCTGCCAATCAAAATAATATTGAGAGATATAGATATGCCACTGAGGACGAAAAGAGAGATTTTATTAACGATCTTAAGGCAAGTGAAGAACCTAAAGCCAAAATGTGTTTGAAACAATTCTTTGGTATTGAGATAGAGCCAGAGTATAAGTTAAAACCATTTGACAAAGTATTGGTAAGAAATAGCCAAGATGATGCATGGAATATTAGTTTATTTGCTAGAGAAATAACGGGTGTAAATTCTCATGGATATGAATGTGTACATGGGACGGTTTGGACTTATTGTATCCCTTATGGGGGCAATGAGGATCTTTTATAGAATAAAAAATGTATTAAAATGGAAAATAAAGAACAGGATTTTATCAATCGATATAAAGATGTGCAAGAATCCATCGTGAAGGCAATAGACAAGGCATTAGAACGGGCAATAGGGAACAAGGTAATAGATTTCGAGAAGTGTGAAGGCAATTATTTGGACGTCTATCCTCTTATCGGGGCGGTCTTACAGAAGGAGCTAAGGAGTGTACTTGGTGAAAATGTGAATAAGAGTATATCCCGGAATATGAAAATAAAGGCGACCAAGTACAGAAATGATTACAGGGTATGGTTGGACTATGCAGGAGATTACAGAAACGAAAATATAGAATAACATGAAATATCAAAATTTTATGTGTCCTTATGAGCTTGCATTAAAGTTGCATGAGTTGGGTGTAAATTCAGAGTCGGAATTTTATTTTGTGAAAGAGGTGAAAGGAGGGGGATCCAAAACAGAATCAATTGCACAAAATACAATGAGATATTCATACAGAAAAGAAGGAGACCTCATACCGGCTTATATGAGTCATGAACTTGGAGAGATACTACCAAGTATGATAAATATCAGTAAATCAAAAATATGGGATGACTGGTTGCAATTGACACAATATTTCCCGAATAAGGATATCAAATACTACGAAGCTGCCTATGTTCGTTACAATGCCTACGATTCGCCAACAGAAGTATATAGCGGATTTGGGGAAACAGAGGTGGAGTCAAGGGCGATGCTTCTCTTTGATTTGTTGGAAAAGAAGATATTGACACCTGATGGTTTGAATTTAAAGGAAGTGGATAGGAGAAAGGAATATGAGAACGAATTTGAATAGTACAAGTATGAGAAACACATGTCCAGAATTCCCGCTTTTCGGTGCGAATTATCCAGACGCGACTTGCATAGATGGCATATTGTATGATCTGGATAATGTAGGTGATGATGGTGTTCTAATCAAGCCATTGGAAGAGATCCCATGCCCATTCTGCAGAACAGAGGAGTTTATCAGATACGATCCATTCAATAAAGAGTATAGCATGGATAGTGAAGAGGATATAAGAGATTGGTATATGAGCTATATTAATGAAATGAGAAATAAGTATGGGGGAAAATAAGAAGAAACAAACACCATGCCGGAACTTAAAAGATTGGCATACGAACAAATGAAGGGATAAACAATGAATGACAAATTTGTAGACATGCCGAAATGCATGGCGGACAAATACGAAAACGCCGACTTTATTGCCAGCGATCCCGTCCAGTTCCCAAGGCGGTATTCCGGGCGGGACGCGGAGGTCAGTGGGTTCATTACTTCGTGGCTCTCGTTCGGGAATCGAAAGGCGATCATCGGGGCGGCGGAGATGAGGAAATGTCTTGATAAGATATTTGATTTGGCGATTGATGAAAGGCTTAAATAATTAAACACAAAATCATATAAGATGATAACTTCTATAAGGATAGACGACAACAAGAAGACTCCATTTAAATATATCCAAAAGATAAAAGCGTTCAAAAATGGCTCTGAGTTTATATTCAAGCCCGGCGTGAATGTGATTGTAGGCAAGAACGGGAGCGGGAAATCAACCCTCCTGAATATGATATCGAAGTACATGTTGTGCGAGAAAAAGATGTGTTCTGAATTACCGTCAGAAGCATTGTATTTCCCGGATATATTTGATGATGACAAAGTGCTTGACGGGATCAGTATTAAGTCGGATTATATCGGGAAGGTATTCCATCTCCTACAGCAAACTGAAATGAGAAAGGATGATATATTGGATAATATCAATAATTTAAGTTTGTATATGAATGGAGCATATAGGTCCTCTGGGGAGAAGAACCTTCATGCCATGAACTCGCTTTTTGATTTTGTGTTTAACCAAGATGAGTATGCGTTTCCGATACAGAAGCTTATGGAGTTTAAGAAAAAGTCAAATGAGTTCTGGACAAACAGGATCGACAATCTTTTGAAATACTACAAAGACAATCATGTGGTATTAATGGAGAAGGATTTTGAGTATACAATCCTTATGGATGAGCCGGACAGGAATTTAGATATTGACAATATCATGGATCTGTACAAGGTATTGTCATTTCATAAACCGCAAACACAAATTATAGCCGTAATTCATAACCCGGCTTTGATTTACAAGTTGAGCAAGCTGGATTGCGTGAACTTTATTGAGATGACAAAAGGGTATTTGAAGAAAATTACTGGTTTTATGAATAAAAAATAAGAAAGGAGATGAGAGAAGAATTGAGAACAATAGGATCAAAAGGACGCCATGTGTTTACAGCAACCTTTGTTAGATTTGGATTTAGGAATGGATACATTGGACCTGTAAAAACGATGCTTTTACAAGATGTGACACTTGATAGCAAAATAGTATCAGATCATTTGTGGTTCGATTTAACAAAAGGATTTAGTGGTGCTGATTTATCGCCAGGCGATGTGGTTGAGTTTTGCGCAAGGGTTAGTGCTTACGAGAAAGGATACAAGGGGCACAAGGATGATGTACTTAATAGACCGATAGAAAGAGACTATCGATTATCAAGACCGACAAAAATTAAAAAGATCGGGAAGAAATTAATATTAAAAGATGAGGGGAAATAATACATGATAATTATATGCCTAAAAAATTTATAATTTATTAAAATATAATGATATGAAAATTCAAGTAGAATTAAATTTGGAAGATGTATTCGAGGAAGCTATGTACAATGAAGCGACGTTGAAAGAGGAGTTTACCAGCTCGGTCAGGTTAGCTGTAATACATGAACTTAAAGAAAAGTTCAAGAATGAGTTGATGAGAGAAATATCCAATCCGATATCACAGAAAATTGAGGATATAGCGAGGGAATCAATGAGCGATCTCATCGAGAACGCCAGCGAGAAGAAATATAGATTCAGGTTAGATTATATGGATGAGGAGTTGACAGTAGACGAGTTTATAAGAGGCAGGATGAAGAAAGTTGTAGACAGCAACATCGAGACAATGGTAGAATCAAAAGCCAAATCTTTTGTCAATGAGTTAAGGAAAAGGTATGATATGGCGTTCGCTGCCTTTGTCGTAGATAACATGAGAAAGCAAAATATGTTGAAGGAAGATAAGATAGCTGAGCTGTTAAAGGACAACCCAAATGAGAAATAGGGAAGATGCCAAAGGAAGACGGAGATCGGTGCTCATGACACCGCCCGTACCGGAGAAGGTCAGGGTATTATCCCCGGCATGGTATAGGGCGGCAGTGGAGTTTCAAGGTAGGCCGGAGCAGGAGCGACTAGCCTTTTGCTCGTGGTGTTGTTGTCATGGAGGGTGTAATTTGTGTATGGATATAAGCAAATACAATATAAAAGGGCTTAAGATATATGGAGGATAAGGTGATTATATACCATTTTACGATTTTAGTGTAAAATGGTATATAATCACCTAAGCGTATTAACTATTAATAATGTTTATTTAATTTAATTCAAAAACAAAATGTCTACTTTTGTAGACACATAAAAATTATACATATGAAAAAGGGTAAATTTGTAAAGGAGTTAGAGAGGATCATTGATATGGTTAAGGCCGAGGATGATGGTTTCGAGTATGGTGGTAAAGTTGTCTTCTATAAAGAAGATGATGATAGCTATGAAATCTGGGCAAAGAGCATTGAGATGGCTATGAAGGTAGAGGCCAATGCTATAGCTAGTCTGGATGATAAGACTTTCGCTTGTCTTATGGGTGAGGTCTATGAACAAAAGTTTACAAAGGCTATAATGATGTCGGAGGATGAGGATGATGAAGACAATTGATAAGATGACCGATCAGGAGATATATGATCTTACTGATGAGCAGGTAGAGAAATTGATCGCAATAAGATGTGCGGAGGAAGGTGTCAGGTTTATGGATGAGCCTCCAGTCATGAAGACGTATGGCTATAAATCTATTTCTCCATCTCATTTCTTCTACTATTTGGAGGGCTTGAATATAGCCGTTCTTGATCAGAATGATGCTATTAAAATAGCTAAGTTATTAAGTGAATTTGATCTATACAGGACTAGATATGATTTCACCATATCCAATGAGGAGCTATGCAGTAGATTGGATATAATCAATATCAGGCATGTTCCGATGTTTGACACGAAAGATAAGGAAGCTTATAAGTCTGTCAATGATAAGAACAACGAGATCGAGGAGGAGTATAAAGATCAGGTAAACGAATACAAAGAGAATGTAAAAAAGATGGGTGAAATCCGTGCCGAGATATGGTCAAAAGTAATTGATGTAAGGCGCAAGATTGATCACATGAATCATCTTAAAGTTCTTTTCGTAAAGGAATATCTTCCGTTGGTGGATCACGACACGGACAAGGCTATGATATTTTTCAAGAAGGCTTATGGCGTGGATGATGATACGGAAAGATATATTCGTGAAGGAATAAAAGATTATCCTTTGTTTAACAATAATATAGATTAAAATGCACAATTGGTTTAAATGTACGGTTTCTTACGAGACCGATGCCGAGAACGGCATGAAGAAGAAGGTAAAGGAAGAGTATTTAGTAGATGCCTTTTCTTATACCGAATGTGAGGCTAGAATCATAGAGGAAATGAGACCATTCATCTCCGGTGAGTTTAGCGTTGATATCAAACGATTCAGGATAGCGGAATTGTTTGCCATGGATGGAGACCGGTTTTATAAGGTCACGGCTGATTATATTACGGTAGACGAGAAATCGGGTAATGAGAAACGCAAGGCGTTTAACTACATCGTTCGGGCCAATGACCTTGATCATGCCAAGAAGAACTTCGAGGAGGGCATGAAGGGTACTATATCAGACTTTATCGTTACCTGTATCAAAGAGGAGAAGAAGCTAATGGACTTCTATGAGTTTGATGGTAAGATCAGGAATCCGGAGAAAAATGAGAATAGTAAGCAGTAAAGCTAGCTATGAAACCACATCATCCATAGCCGAGAAGTTGATGGAGATAAGTAAGATGGAGGGTACGATTTATCGTATCCTCACATTATCTAATAAGACTTATCTGGCTTCCAAGTTAGGGTATAGTAGGTCCGGATTCTATAAAAAAATACAGAACAGGAATTTTAATATCCGAGAGCTGGCTCAGATATTCGATACGATCATCAACTTCAAAGATCAAGATTGGACTGAGGGTAAGATTAATAGGCTTAAAAGATATAGGGCTATGAGCCTTATGGAGTTCAATAAAAGTTATAAAAAGAAAAAGGCATGAGAGGTAAGATGTTGCCGTGTGAGAGATGCGGGAGGATGGTAGCCATAAGGAGCAAGGGGTTATGTCCAGCATGCAGAGCCAAGGAACTACCGCCAAAGGGGAGGACGGCGATACGGGCGAAGGCCAAGCCCCGGGGTAGGAGCCTAGCCGTGTTCTTTGGCGCCCACGTAGCTAAGTTAAGTATGATAAGAAGATCTGCTACCGGCGCATATATACCATGTCCTGGAGTAAGCAACATATGCCACTTATACCCTAAACGGAAATATAAATCGGTCGCCGAGGATAATGATAACATTATCTACTTGACGGCTGATGAGCATACAAGATTCGATTATCTATTAGATACGATGGATTTCAGCCGGCTCTTGGATGAGTTTGGTAACGTATGGCTGTTGGCAGCCAGAAGGATGAGGGATCTCACACCTAGAGTCGAGGAGGATGGTAAATTAAAAACCAGATTATTATCATGGATAGAAGAAAACAAAAATTACTTCTAGCTCTTGGATACGAGGCTATAAGTGATACGATATATAAGAAAGGAATGGATATGGAAGTCATAAGCGATCAAGAATCGTTTGATGATATGAGAGTCCGTTTATCCAAAAAACATCGTGTGGTTATCACGGATGATGGCATTGTAATAGAGTTTGTTCATAATAAGCCAATGGACGAGAATGCGCCATCATATTATTGGCGATCATCATTACCAATATTAAGATCATATCATACAGATCCTAAATTTACCGCTTTCTTTGGCATATTAGACGTTTTGTCAACGATACCAAAGAAAGGTATGGTTGAGGAGGAAAAGCCTGTTGAAGAGCCTAAAAACGAGCCTAAGGAGGAGATGGAGGTTGAGTATGATCTGGAGACAGAGCAACAGTATTATGCCGCCGAATGGATAAAGGATATCCCGACGCCGGTGTTATATAGAATGACTGTTGCCGGCAAGCGCGTGTATTATGAGATGGATGTTGATGGGTATCCTATCATATACGATGGAGCCACTAACAATATCGCCAATGGGTATTGTGATACGTCCGGAGCCTTGGAGAAATGGAAGAATGAGATGAGACTCAAGGGCAAGGACCCTGATGAGTACGCTAACTATAGGGCTGACTTAGGTACTATCATGCATTATCTATTTGGGTTGTATCTGACCGGGGTTAACATAAAGCTGATCCCGACATGGATCAGGAAGGTGGTCAAGGAAGCCAAGCTAAGAATAGACAAGTATAGGATGGAGCGGATATTAGTGGATAACATTGATGAGCTAATAGAGGATCTAATATCATTTGCCATATTCTGCAAGGAAAGACATGTAAAACCTGTATTGATCGAGAAGATGTTGAGGTCAAGCAGGTTAAAGGTAGCTTCTTCGGTGGACGCCGTGGTGGAGATGGACAGCGAGCCGGAGACAGTGGAGATAGAGGTCGAGACAGGAGAGTTCTATAAGACGGGAGCCAAGAAAGGTCAGCCTAAGACGGAGAAAAAGAAGATAAAAAGATGCAGGAGGATATTCGCTATATTGGACTTCAAATCAAACAGGAAAGGCAATTTCTATGACGAGTACGCTTTCCAGCTTGAGCTATATAGAAGAATGATACTGGAGAACTACGGAAAGATATTGGAGATAGAGGAGATATATAACTTCGCTCCGGGTGATCCTACCGCTAAGACAAGTCAATATAAGTTGAAGAGACAAACCGATAATCCTATACTTAATATGGCTACAGTTGTATATCTTCAAGGTAAGTATAAGTTTGAGAAAACCAATTATACGGTTACATCAAGGATCGGATCTTTAGATATAGAGGGTGATTTTGAGTTGAATGGTTTGATAAGAAAAGAGTCGCTGAGAGATTATATATATAGAGTGATGAGTGAGAGGAGAGGATAATGGAATTCAGGGAGTTTGACAAGAGCGTACATCGGTATGAGTTGGATCATAGCAAGCCAAGGAGGAAGATGACGTGCCCGCAATGCGGCAAGGATAAGTGTTTTACGCCGTACGTGGACGTAACCACCGGTCAGATCGTTGGAGAGCAGTTTGGGGTGTGTGATCATAAAAATAAATGTGGTTACTTTAAATATCCAACAGGGAGCGAACTTGGGAACAATGATCTTTTTACCGATTCAAACAAAGTATTAAGGAGGTACAGACCTCCCGTGGATCCGGATATAGCCAACTGCATTCCGGTAAGCAAGATGTTTGAGACGCTTAATCCTTTCGAGACATCTGATCTTCAGGATTATCTATCCAATATATTCGGATCATATCATACCAATAGAGCGTTCAGCTTATATAAGATCGGGATGATGAGATTCGGGGATTGGGGTAAATGCTGCGTATTCTGGCAACTTGATAAAAGTTGGGTGATAAGGACCGGGAAGATAATGGATTACGGACCAGATGGTAAGAGGGTAAAGGTTCCCATGGATCATGTATGCTGGGTTCACATCCTCGACGGTCAAGATTATTTATTAAGGCAATGCCTGTTCGGTGAGTTTCTTATCAACTTCTATCCTAAGGAAGCCCCGGTATATATAGTTGAGTCGGAGAAGACGGCGGTCATCTGTAATATCGTATATCCGGATAGGCTTTTTATGGCATGCGGAGGTATCCATATGTTGAAAAGGGAGATGATAGAGACATTGGGACGTAGGAGAATAGTCCTATATCCTGACAAAGGATCGGCGTTTAACGAGTGGAAGAAGAAAGTGGATAGGGATATGAAGGGGATGAATATAGAGATAAGCGATTTTCTCGAATCAAAACCCAATATAAATGAGGGAATGGATATAGCGGATTATTTTATCATTAAACAAATTTACAATGGCAAAGGTAGTTGACAATTACAAGAAATTCAAGGTGCTTGAAATAACAAGACAGGAGATGATGGATAAGCTCACCAGATATGGGTGCTTAGGTATTTGCGATATGTGTAACAGACCTACGTCCGTGGGCTATTATGTAGCAGTAATCAATCAATGGATGTGCAAGGACTGTTATAATGATTTCATCAAATCAGTTGATAAGTATGAGGAGGATATGAAAATAGAGAACAGAAATTTTGATAGATTCTGCAATCTATTTAATGTTGAGATAGAAGAAAAGGTATGAAAGAGCTGTCTTTAGCCCAGAAAGCTATGTTAAACGGATCCGTATGCCCGTATTGCAAGAACCCATCCACTATGATAAATACGGTGGAAGGGAAGCAAGTTGGGTGCGAGAAGTGTGGGGCTTGGATGAGATCCGATCCTTTCGGGAAGCCGATGGGGAGGCTGGCTAAGCCGGATCTTCTTAGGAGTATGGATATGGTAATGACTGAGATTAATATATTTGCGTATAGGACAAAACGGGATGTGCAGGATATTTACAAAAGCCTATCTGGTGAATTGGATATACCAATAGAACATGTATCTCCATATAAGATGTCTTTGCCATCACTACTTAATACCATGAGATATATTGAAAAGTATAGCGATAATCATATACGGATATATGATAGAACCATGGTAAAGAAGAATTGCCCTAGGCACGGAGCGGTGGTGATCGGGAGCAACGCCTGCCACGGATGTCCGGAGTTCCTGTTCCATGTGGTAAACGGCACGACCGATACGGTGGTGTGTGATATGGATATGAGTTATGGCGACTGTAGGTGATTATATGCCATTTTACACAAAAAAAATGAGGAATGATATACATTTGTACGAAACATTATACTGGGTATCACCAATACCCTCTACCGGTTGCTCAAGAGTGAGATCGCCGGATTCTTTTACTGAACTAAACGTTTTTGATTTTACTTACCCAACGAATGTTTTAGGGTAAAACCTTATATCAAAGACCTCTTTTGCTCAATCGTCTTGTCCGAAACAAGGGACTATATGATTCGATTGAGTGAAACAAAATTAGAAAAGAAGAATATGAAATTAAATAACATACGTATGTTTTACAACATATCTAGTGTAAAATAGTATATAATAACCTAATTATATAAAAGATGAAAGTAATTTTTATTCATAAGCCTACTGGATATTATGTAGGAGGATCAGTATTTAACAAGACATGTGGTTTTTACAAATGTAGGGATAAGATGATAGAAAAAGGCATAAGCGAGGATAAGGCTAATATGCTGATTGATATAATAGGTCCACACGTATGTGTGTGGGAGATAAAGGATGGAGACGATCCTTATGAGAGCATGAGAGATAGACTCGGGGATAAAGCCTCGTATCTGGATGGAGAGGATATTATCGTAGAGAATTATGATTATGATGAGGAGGACGAAGAGGATGGGGAAATCGACTGAATATTATAGGACACATCCGGAAGCCAGAAAGAAGAAGGCTGAGACGGACAAGAAGATTAATGCTCGTCCTGAGCAGAAAGCCAAGAGACGGGAGTTGGGTCGCAAGAACTACAAGACCGATAAGCTGAAGGGTAAGGCTTATCGGAAGGGGAAGGATCTATGCCATACGGCTAAGGGATTAAGATATAAATCAAGATCAGCTAACAGAGGATCTAAATCCGATACGGCTGGCGATAGAAACGCACGAGGATGAACGATAATAGGATATGGAAGACGTCCAAGGAAATTATCATGGACGCCTATGAGAGGATAATGAAATATCAGTCGGGAGAACTTCTCCCGGCTCGTACTGGATACCCTTATCTAGACAAAGCTTTGCTGGGGGGATTTTACCCTCAACATGCGATAGCCATAGGAGCTAGACCAGGGGTTGGAAAATCCTATTTGGCGCAAAAGATCATGAACAATGTGATGAATGTCAACATCAATCCACAGGCAGATGATTATGTATGGTTAAGATGTGAGTTCGAGATGAATCCGGAAGACTTGGTATTACGTTCACTATCAAAAAAAATGAACAAAGACATAGAAGATATCCTCCTTCGTAAAATGGATGAAGAGGAGATGCTAGAAATGCAAAAATGTCTTAAACAAGAAAATTCAAACAGAATAACGTATATACCCATACCTACAACAGTTGATGAGCTTAAAGATTTTCTATGGAATGTATATATGCCGGCGAATAAGGATAAGAAAATTGTATTTGTATCCATAGACCATACAGCTCTTATACAAGGTTCGGGTGATGCCAAGAGGAATATAGATAGTTTGATGAATATGTGTAATATAGCCAAAAGAACGTTCCCAAACATCTTCTTCCTTATCGTATCGCAACTCAATCGAGAGATAGAAGGCAGGCGTGATCCGAAGGATCATATGCCAAGGCAGTCTGATTTCTATCAGTCTGACTCATTGGGGCAGCTATGTACGGCTATGGTAGTGTTGAATATCCCAAGGAGATACGGGTACTCCTCATACATGCAATTTCCGCAAGGATGGTATCCTAATCTGGAACGTTTCAAGAGCGAGTCAAGACGATCCTTCCGTGTGGATGGATTATTGTTCCATCATATCGTAAAAGTCCGTCAAAGATCATTGGAGGAGATTGACGCGATACATGTAGATATCATGAAAGGATATGAGCGATATTATCCTGATGGGGGGGTGGTGCGCCAAGAAAGACCGGGAGGCTCGGATGCCCCTGTGGGTAGCGGCAAGCCGGACACGACCGTGGTGACGCTGCCGCCCCCACCTCCATGTGTTCCATTGGAGCAACAATATATACCGCCCAGTGATGATTTCAATGTAGTACATGACGAAACACCTTATTGACATGAGATTGAGACATAATTACTTGCTTGTAGTGATAAAGGTGCTGGAAATGTTCTTGAAGACCGTATTGTCGGTTGAGGATAAGATGGGGATAAAGGAAATTATATCCTCGTTAAAGGAAATGGCTAAATACAGCATCAGATATATCATAAACCGGGAACGGGAAAAGGAGATCATGAGTATCTGTGATGAGGTATCCAATAAAGTACAGGAGTATAAAAGGATAAATGACAACTCAATGATATTGGAATTGGAGAACCTAAAAAGGGAAGTTGTGGCGGTGGAGGATCTTCTTAGCTCATACAAGGGGGTTCTTGACGCCGAACTGGTGATAGCCGAGGATGATATCAGAATCATACGGGACAAGATCGCTATAAGCCTGAGGGAGGACGGAACATGTAAGAGCATGACTGATGCTGATAAAAGGGCTAGGGTGGACGTAAGATACGAGAGGGCGTTAGAGGATTATCGAATCCTTCTAAGATGCGCTAATACGGTTAGGGCTAAGATGTCGGTTGTAGGGCATCTTAACCAATCTATAAATCAATCTATATCAGTTGGTAGAGTTGGTATGGCTAATGAATCTTATACGGTAAAACAGTATGAAAAAGGGAAAGAGATTATCGAAAGCAGACGCCCTTAGGGTGTTGAGAAGAGCTTACGATCTAATAAAGAATGATAATTATACATTTATGTGCAGAGCAATAGAAAAGGCAGCGGTTGAATTATCACTTGCTGAAAGATCATGTGTGGCGTGTTATCTTATACCAGAACTGAAGATGTTCAAACCTGTAAACAGAAAAAATGGAGATTTTTGGTTTCATTCATCAAAGAAAAACATAAGGTTACATATAATAGATACGCTAATAGATATATATAACGGAAATGATCATCCCGATATAGTCGAGAGGGTAGCCAGAAAGATCAGGTCAATATTTTAACTCATTAGCTTATGTATATAAATTTTGAACAGATGATGACATCAGGATTAACGATGTCTGATGTCGGGTATCTTTTGATGATCCGGCAGAAAGAGGAGATGGCTAGCGTCATTCCAAAGGAGAAAATAGATAGTTATAAAGCATCTGGTTATATCGAGCTTCAGAAGAATGGGAAGTGGAAGATAACGCCAAGGGGAGGGTCGCTGCTGATGCTGATAGAGACACCCGGTCTGACACCGGAGGTCGAGGGGATCCGGGACCGTATCGTTGGGGTATATAACGATATGGGGAAGGATACAGGGGCTATTAAGGAGGTAGAGAAAAGGCTCGTATGGTTCGTGGCTAATACCAACTTCAAGGAAGAACCTATAGTAAGAGCCGTAATATCCCACATAGATCTTAAACGTGAGTATACGATGAGATTGGATAACTTGATCTGGAAACCATCAAATGTGTATAGCGTGCATATGAGTTTATCGGAATCAACGTTATTCGATACGATCATAAAAATGTATGGCATGACGTCTGACTTGTATCTTAGGGAGAACAAGAACAAGGAGCTGGCATGGTTGTTCGCCATAAGCCGGCTTCCGGATCCCCCCAAGAGAATGGATAAGGAATACGCCATCACGGGCGATGTTAAGATGGATATCGAAAGGATATCGGATATAAAAAAAGAATTAGGTAGAAGATTGAAAATGTCGATTTAGTATGGAAAGAAAAGAAGTTGAAAAAGTAGTCAAGGAGGCGATATTCGAGAAGATGGGTGAATTTAATGGTCTTGATCATGCCGCTCAGATAATGAACGAGGATAAGCTGGATACGGATATGGCTATGGATTCCCTTGATTTTGTAGAAGTCATAATGGAAGTGGAAAAGAAAACGGGTAAATGTATACCCGATGAGGCACTTAACGTCAAGCCTTATCACGAATTGACGGTAGGAGAGCTTATGGGTATGTTGTATGATTATCTAAAAGACAAATAAATGGATTTCGGATATGATGATTGGGAAGAGGGGCTAGAGACCCCTCTTGTCGATGATTGTGATGACGATCATGAGGAGGAAGAATATGATTTCAGTTAAGGAGTTAAGGCCGGGCAATCTTGTAAAAGACAAAGCTGGCGATATATGGAGAGTAGGGTGCGTTACCGGTATGTGTAATGAAAGTGGATCATTAATCCTTGAACGTGAGGTTGATGATGGGATAATGAAATGGTATTCAGGGGAAGATGATGTCATGCCTATTGAGATAGACGATAACCTTCTTGATGCTATCGGTTTTAAGAGTGACAAGAATAGGGACGTATATCGTGGACACGGGATGACCATGGAGGTTTTTGGCGACGAGTATTATCTCGGACTTAGGGATATGGAGGATGACCTGAGCGAGCTTATCCAGATAAGGTATTTGCATAACCTACAGAATATTTCGATGGATTTATATGAGCGTGACATAAATACGGAGAGGCTTTATGATCGTTCCGGAGAATAACTTGCTATGTAAGACCATAGGCGGCGAGAAGGTGCTTGCCGCATCCTACTCACAGATAGACACGTTTGTCCAATGTCCGTATAAGTGGTATAAGACTTACGTGGAGGGTCACAGATCCACGGAGAAGCACGAGGCTACGTCATATGGTACGGTTATCCACCAGACGATGGAGTACTTCTTCAAGAACGGATGCAGACCTTCTTATGAGGATATGAGTAAGGCTTTCAATTACTACGCCGATATAGAACAGATTCCTTTTGATAGCGTAAAATCCCAGATCGAGTCTATGCAACATGCGGCTAGGTTAATAAGATGGATTGTGGGGTTGTTTGAGAAGGATGCTGCTGGCAATTATAAGAAGGCATGGTCCAATCTTACGCCAATGGAGAAGGTGATCCGGGGGTCGAGGCCGGCCGGCGTGGAGGAGGACTTCGTCCTGCCCTATAAGCTACCCAAGCCACTTACTTTGGATGGCGTGACGTACGATAAGGTACATATCATAGGATCGGTGGACTGGCGTGGAGAGTATAAGACAAAAGACAGGATAGCTATGTATACGATAGACTGGAAGTCCGGGAGAAAGTTATTCGATGAGGATAAGCTGCTTCACAATCTCCAGCATCCGATATACGCCTTCTACATACTGAGAAAGTACAAGGTATTGCCGGATATGTGCAGCTATTTCTTTACCCGCATGCTGGACAATCAGAACGTGAAGGTAGATAAGGAGAAAGCAGAGAGATCGGTCAAGGAACTTAACGATATTCTCCTTGACATGTATGATTTCGAGACAAATAAAATAGATAGCTATCAAGCTCACGTTTGGGACGACGCCAAACAGGGGTATAAGTACGAGAAGCGCTACCTCATGGGACGCCAGCCGGCCTGCCTTGAACCCCGCCCCAAGCCCTTGTGTTTTTGGTGCGATTTCTCGATCCACAAACAAGGGACATGCAGGTACTCATCGGATTGGGATGAGTCAAAAAGAAAGAATAAAAAAGATTAACTTTATTAAAAAGCCTAGGTAAATATCTAGGCTTTAATTATATTTGTATCACTAAAAGAGCTAATTATGTACAAAAGTGAAAAAGAAAAACAGATATTAGATCTTCTGATGTCTAGAAAGGATATCAGGAAATTGGTAGAGAAATCAAATGAATGTTATTCTAAAATGGATTTCGTTGGAGCCATGAGATACCGGCAAGAGATAAAGGATATCGTAGATCGAGAATCTAAAATCATGTTGACAAAAAGTGAGTCTTTGATAGGCTTGATGAATAATGCTGATAATGAATATAAATTCAATATGCTGGTATGGCTACATTCCATGATGTGTATGGCGGATGTATTTAACGGGATATTGGAGGATTTCAAGGATGGGGTAAGAAAAGCCAATGGTAACTCCAAGTTCGTTAAGTTCGATAATCTGGATCGGTTAATGGCAGAATGTAAGAAGGAGATTGATTACCTGATGAAAGGCACAAGTAAATCATTCCAGATATCTTTTGCCGTAAGAAGCGATGAGCTAAGGGAGATGATAGAGAATATGGTTGGCGACAATATCCGGGAAGGGTATGATATGTTTAAGGAAGAGGCTAAGATGACCAAGGAGACAGACAGGAGCAAGATAGAGGAATTTAATAAAAAGCTTGACCATGATCAAATGTAATATAAAGCTAGGCGATATAGTCCATACCCAGATAGGAGTAGGAGAGGTGATAGCCATAAGCAAGACCAAAGAGACTTTGATGGTGAAAATGGACGATGACCGGGAGTGTGCGATAAGATTAGAGTACGTAAAAGACGTTTTTGATAACTACAGATCCAAATGATATACAAGTTAAGACCATATCAAGAGGAGTGTGTTAAAAGTATCTCCGATTACATAAACTCTGATAGGAGCGATCCGGTATTAATCGTAGGGCCGGTAGGTTGCGGTAAGTCACTGCTGATAGCAGAGGCGGCTAGATTGATGGGAGATAAGACGCTGATTTTACAACCATCAAAAGAATTGCTGCAACAGAACCACGACAAGATAACGTCGTATGGCATACCGGCTACCATCTACTCCGCTTCCTGTGGTAAGAAAAAGCTGTCTAACATGATATACGCCACGTTAGGGTCTATCAAGAAGGTTGTTGATAAGCTTAAGGAGATGGGGATCAGAAATGTATTGATAGATGAGGCTCATGCTGGTTATAGCCCGGAGGATGGTAGCGAGTTTATGACATTCATGAATGAACTGAAACCGAAAAAGGTGATAGGGTTTACAGCCACGCCATGTAGACTTAAAAACATGTCGATAGGACAGACATCATATTCCCAACTTAATTTCATCACTCGTATGAGACCGGTATATTTCAAGAACCTGATTCACGTGATACAGGTAGAGGAGATGATAAGGCAAGGATTTTGGACACCTCTTAAATATGAGACATGGGATTTCAATGGGGATGCCCTTAAACTTAATTCTAACGGCTCCGAATATACGGCTGAGTCTATTAGTGAGGCGGTGAGAAAAAACGGCTTAAACAACCTTATTTTACGTCGGTTGATGGTATTAAAAGACGTATGCAGATCTATACTGGTATTTATGGATTCTGTTGAGAGCTGTAATACTGCCGCCGAATGGATGAACGCCAAGATATGCGCTGGCATGGCGGAGGTAGTTCACGGAGGCACGCCAAAGAAGCAGCGGGAGGCTATAGTCGAGAGATTCAAGTCAGGTGGGACGAGGGTAGTGTTCAACTATTCCGCCCTCGGTACGGGATTCGATCATCCGGGTCTGGATTGCGTGATAGTAGGGAGACCGACATTCTCATTCTCATCGTTTTATCAGTGGCTTGGAAGGGCAGTCCGTATAAAAGACGGAAAGGATAGTGCTTTGGTCGTTGATTGTTGTAACAACTCGTCAAGGTTCGGTGATATAAGGAAACTTAGTATAGAGAACTACAAAGGATATGGATGGGGGATGTTTATCGGCGATAAGCTAATAACTAATATCCCGATGGGGGATAAGGTAACGAAAACAGATCTGGATATCAAAGCAGCCAAGAAAGATCGTAGGAGGGGGCTGGCGCAGGGCGTAACCGCCGCCCCTGTTCCCGGGAGACCGGATCATCCCCTTGGCTCTACGGTAATGACATTCGGGAAATATTGTGGGTGGATGTTGCATTCGATCCCAGTATCGTACTTCAAATTCATAAACGAGACATTTGACTGGGATAATGATAGGAACAAGGATATAAAAGAATACATAGATTTTTTAATCAAAAACAATAGATTATGACAGGATGTATATATCATGAGGCTGATCTTGACGGAGTAATGTCAGCGGCTATAGTAAAAAAGTATTTCAAAGGGGACATTGATCTTCTTCCTTACAATTACGGCAAGGAAATACCTGACGTGAATAAATATGATAAGGTGTTTGCAGTTGACGTGTCATTTGGAAACAGAACAAGATTCCTTTTCGATGAGTGGAAAGAGAAAGGTATAGATGTCGTATGGATAGACCATCATAAGACCGCCATAGACGATATGAGGGATTACGAGGTAAAGGGCAAGAGACGTATCGGAACGGCGGCTTGTGAGCTTACGTGGGAATATCTTTTCGATGATATCGAAACCCCTGACGTGGTAAAATTATTGAGCGCTTATGATGTATGGGATCATGATCGCTTCGAATGGAGTGATGTCATGGCGTTCCAATACGGGATGAGAGGATATTGTGGTCTTGACGTGGATATGGCGGCAAGGGCCATGGATGGCGATCATGACTTCATATATGACATGATAAGGAACGGGGAGGCGATACTGGAGTATATCGTTGAGAAAAACAGGGGCGAGATAAATATATTCTCATTCGAGGCTGATGTATTTGGGTACAAGGCTATATGTATGAATACCACGGAGTTTAACTCTACTACATTTGAATCTATGTATAACCCTAAAAGACATGATCTGATGATGCCATTTTGCTGGAACGGAAGATTCTTTAGATGCTCGTTCTATACCACCAAAGAGGAGGTGGATGTCTCGGTGCTGGCACGCAAGGCCAATCCCGGTGGAGGCGGTCATAAGGCGGCTGCCGGCTTCCAACTTAGCGTGGAGGATATGATGGGATTCTTGAAAGAGAGGAGGATGTGATATGGTAGGATTGATATCTATTATTATAATAATAGTAATCTCCTTTGTCATGATGATGGAGGGATGGGAAAAATATGATTCACAAAAGTTTTACACAGGGCTGCTTGTGATAGGTATAAGTATCATAATGATATTTCCAGTAATGCAATATAATATGGAGAATATGAAAAACGTATGCAAATTCAAGAAACTTAACGAAATGAAGCTAGATGATTACGGCTTCGGTTTATTCGAGTACAATGGCGTTCTTTATTTCAAGGAGGCAGAGGGTGAGAGATGCTTTGATGTAAGAAGCGGGAACGAGGTTATTATCGGGAAAGATAAAATTGTAACGGCCTTGGAGGATTGATCATGAGAAAACTTGACGACACCAACAGGACAAGAAAGAAAAACGTACGGCACTCGTGGGTAAAGGCGGGGCCGGGGATCCAACGCTGCGCTATTTGCGGAATTACGAAGCAAAGCGAGTGGAGAGACGGGAAGACCTCGCATTGCGTATATCTATCATCTGGTGAGCTTTATTCTATGACAGGAGAGACACCGGAATGCAGGGATCTTAGTGAATTTTATTAATAAAACAAAAAGGAGTTTGAAATGAAAGAGGAATTTAGCAAATACGACAAGGTTGTTTATGATGGTGAGGTATTTGAGGTACTTGAAACCGCCGACAATACGGGGATAATGAAAATAGAACCGTTATTTGATGAGACATATAAATTTATTTGGGTTGATGAGGAGATGGTTGTTTCGTTAAATAGAGCTATCAAGTTAAGGCTTATTGATGATGAGACGGCAGATGAGGCGATGAATTTCGGGAAGCCAAAAATAGGAGACGCGGTGGTGGAAAGCGGACCGCTTGTAGGGAAAGACGGCAGCGGCAAGGACGACCGGGCCGACGGCAAGCTTCGGTGGGATCTCCTTCCTTTGGCTGAGATAGAGGATATCGTGAGGGTATATACGGAGGGGGCTAAGAAATACGCCGACAATTCATGGCAGAATATACCTGATGGATTTGAGAGATATAGAGCGGCTTTACTTCGCCATATGACGGCGTACATGAAAGGCGAGAGATATGATAAGGAGACAGGACTGATGCATTTGGCACAAATTTGTTGGAACGCCATAGCGTTATTATATTACGATAAACATAACAAAGGGTTAATAGAATGGAAGGATCAGGAGAAATAATAGTAGACGAGAAATTAAAAGCTATTGACAAAAGGACTGGTAGGTACATTAATGTGATCGCACGTACTATTGACAATGGTACTTCATTCCCGATAGTTAAGTACCTTGATAAGAATCGTAAGGAGCTGAATTATGATTGTGTAAGGCATCTTAATTTTGATATAGACATAGATTGGGAGTTGAGAAGATATCAGATCGTAAAAGATTTATTGTCCAACGATTTCGATGGGAGGAGGTTGAGTGTAGATGAGGTAGATAACGCTATATTTACAGCGGATTTAATTATTAACAAATTAAAAACTATTTAAAAATGGTAAGAATTGATTTTTTCACGAAGAAAGACGCTGAGTACAGCGATTACATGCGATATATTATCGCCAACACGTTACAGGAATATGAGGGTGAGGTCACGTTAAACCAGATCCCGGAGAACAAAGCCACGGATGAGGAGATATCCAAGTACGGTATAGAGGTATATCCTACTATTATCGTCAGTGGAGATAATATGGATGGCTTTAATAAACTTGAGGGGATGTGCAGAAAGGCTGATCTTATTAACGTCATGTCATTATACGATAAGAAATAGGCTCATGACGCTAAGTGATAAATATTTTGGCTGGAAAGATATATTCTTTGACAGGTTCGTGCATTGTTGTAATGAAAAAAGTGACCAACCACAAGGGAGTAATATACCTCTAGCCAAAATAAACTTCGATAACAAGACAGGATATGTGGAGGACGGGACTATTAATATAGCCGAGCTTCTTCAATATCTTTGGATAAATAATAAGGTCTATAGGTGTGAATATGCGCCCATAGATATATCTTCCGCCTTGCAAACATTGATCAGATTGACCGAGAACGCTAAACATATGTTTGAGGATCAACCGGGTGTATATGACATGATCCCATATAGAGGTTTTTTCCTTAGAGATGACTTTTCATCCGGGAAAGATTATTCACTTGATTTGGATAAAATAGTGAGCGGGATGGGAGGATGGTATGGGGAGGATGAGGATCCATGCTACTCGATGTTCGTCAGCCAAGATCAGATATGGAACTTGAACCCGATATTGAAGGTATTAGCTGATGAAGGATCTATTCTAGCCAAAGAACTTGGGTATGATATGAACTCATATGTCAGCGACAATGGATATACGATATACAACCCCTACCTCTCGTGGATCAATCATTACTATCATTATTGCCCGACATTTAACGAGGATAAATTAAAGCCTTGGGATAGAGTAGAGGATAGGAAAAATAAGTTCAAGATGACGGATAAGGTCAAGAGAGGTGCCAATAACTGGTACTATTCAGGCGGGACTATATCTTGCGTAGATAACTTCTTAGGGAAGAAATACAGGAAGAATCTCCGAACCTTTATCTATCGTGGAATAGTATTCTTCCTTGACCGGATATGGCATACGCCTTTATTTGAGAGGATGGGCGTGAAAATGAAGTACAACGCTTATTATTGTTATGCCGCTACCTCCGGGATATGGTATGATAAGGGATTCAAAAGAAGACTAGCCAAGAGATTTAACAAGTCGCTGGGCGGCGACGGGGAACTGTTCGGGGCTAACCTAGCCTGCATGGTATGTGACCGTAAGGATATCGATTGGGAGGCGCTTCGTCTTTGGCTTGACAAATACGATGATCCTACTGATAAGGGCATGGTGAATAGCCCTATTCAATTTATGTATTTATATTTATATTACACTTTTAACAAATAATTTGAAATGAAGAAGATAAATAACTGGGTTATAAGAACATTTGGATTGAGAGGCTCATGGAGCTGGGCTAAAAAACAGATGTTAAATGGAGCGATCATTAAACGTAAGGCTACTACAGGGACATACAAAATAGCTATTGATAATGACAAGAATAGGTTACTTGTAGCCACATGGGATCATCTAGATCAAAGTCCTGTATGGGAAAGGTGCCCGCATAGTTTATTAGATGAAGATGCGGTTGATTATTTTGTCACAGCTCATAAGGAATTATCATATGGAGGCATAAAGATCAGGATGAAAGATGAATTTAATTGTAACGATAAAATATCGAAAGTATGAAAAAGATTACCGATAAAGACGTAGAGGCTCTTAAAGCCGGGAAGAAGGTGACAAAAGGTTTTATCCATATGCAATTGGATGATAAGGGAAGATTGAACTTGTGGAGTGATATCAATATAACTGACAATGGTGATTATATATAACTTTACACCGGGTTTATATAGTTACGATTAACAAACGATACCGGATGTACGCCGGGAATTAAAGCACGTGAAGAGACCTCTTTAGAATCAGTTTCGTGTAAGCGGATTCAACAATGTCCCTATGAAGCATGAAAATATGCTTTTGGTGTAGAAAAGTATATAAGTACCTAACATTATAATATAATTTAAAAGATGGCAAAGAAACAGTTAAAGATCCCGTTTAAGGACGGGAGACCATGTAAATGGGTTAAGGATGTTCATAATGAGGAACGTGATAATTATGAGTTTGATGAATGCCTTGAGATACACGGATTCGTTCGTGGACGCTCTTCGGCTGTAATGATATTAAGACCGGCAAATGATCATGGGGAGGATTTTAATTATGCCAAAAGTGTCTATTACCAAGTATTCTTGACAGACAGTAAGGAAGTAATACAGAATATGATGCATGGAATCATATATGGTAAATGGACTTTTGTTAAGAGGGGAGAAAATTTTGGTATTAAATTGGTTAAGGTCTTACCTAAGATACATAAACTTGCCCTTGATATGTTCGCAAAAGATATTTTTAGGTCTGAGAATAAATAAACAATTATGATATGTGAAGGTAAACACGAGCAAAATGAGACCATACGGAAGAATCAAGACAGTTAAGGGATCTTCATGGAAAAAGGATATACATCCACCAAAAGGACACAAGAATTGGTGGGAGGATATATGTGATCCTATATCTAGAAGTATTATGAAATTAAATTTCAAAAAGGAAATAAACAATCAAATTTGGTATGAGCAAAAGCAGGGAAATGATTAAACAGGAATTAAATTTATCAGATCAAGAATATAACTTTCTTGAAAAATATCAATCTATGAAATTATCACAGAGGTTTGGTAATGTTTTCGATAGATTAAAAAATGATAAGTCTAAAGCAATTTACACTCATGATGGGTCAATACAGTTGTTTTATATACAAGGTAAAAGAGTAGATAAAGAAGAATGGGATAAACTTCATAGATCATGATAATTACTAAAAAATGGTCAATGCCGAATAAAGAGACATTCAGCATAAGACCGATAAGGGAACTTATAGACAAATATCGAGAAGAGGGGATGGTTATAGTGGATCCGTTCGCCAGAAACAGCGATATAGGGACGATCACCAACGATCTTGACCCTGAGACTAAGGCTATATATCATAAAGATGCCACGGACTTCTTGTGTCATCTTGATGATAATATAGCTGATATGGTATTATATGATCCACCATATTCTGCGAGACAGGTATCTGAATCGTATAAAAGACTTGGAGGTGCTGTTAATATGCAAACAACGCAATCTAGTTATTGGGCTAGACAGAAGAAGGAGATAGCTAGGATCACCAAGAAAGGCGGGGTGGTCATTACCTGCGCGTGGAACTCCGGCGGTATAGGGGCCGGGCTTGGCTTCGAGCAGCAGGAGATTCTTCTCGTGGCTCATGGGGGATGGCATAATGATACGATTGTTACTGTAGAAAAAAAGATCAAAGGTTAGATGAAAGAAAGGATATTCACCACAAAAGAACAGGGGAGGGTGCTGGTTGAGGCCGGCCTCCCTATCTCTACCGCCAGCGGCTTCAGAGACAAGTATCTGGATCAATTACATTCTATGGAGGATAACGCTGGTCGTATAGGGTTGATAGAGGCCGTTACCCCTGATGTATCCAATCCTGTTTGGGATGTAGGGACGTTACTGAATTTACTCCCATATGAGATAGAGGGTTCTACATTCGAATGTTATAAGCTAGAACATGCATGGTCTGTAACGTATAGAGATATAGATGAGATCCCTATATATTGGAGTAGCGAGAAACTTCTTGTAGACACATTGTTTTCGATGATGATGGAATTACTTAAACATAAGATTATATGAGCATAAAGCAAATAACAAAATTAAGGTACAAAACGAAAGATAAGCCTCCTATGGAAGGTGTTCCTCTTTTAGGATACAACAAAAGATATGACTGTCCGTGGATAGTAGTGTACAGAAGCAAAGACAAGTACTACACTTGTATGAAGTACGACACCGAATTTGAAACATATCCACCGGAAGAATATGAATATTTATATCCATGAAAATATGAAACAAGTAACAAGAATAAGATACAAAACAGAGGATAATCCGCCTATGGCTAATGTCCCTCTTATAGGATACAGCAAAAAATATGACTGTTGGGTAGCGTTAGTATACAGAAAAGGGGATAACTATTACACCAATATGGAGTGCGATGTTGAATATAAGACATCTCCTCCAGATGAGTACGAATACGTATATCCGTGAGAACTAGAAGGGATATATTTATATTTAAGCATGATTAATATTATTTTTATATTATTCATGCTTTTATTTTTGTTTAAATCTTACTTTTGTATCAACATTAAAAACCAGATTGTTATGGATGGAGACAAACAAAAAGTCAATGAACTTACGATGAGGACGCTGGGTTCTCATTATGGCGGATATGCCTATGTAAAGGTAAAAAATCGTCAAGCTGATGTAAAGATAGATTGGAAGTTGTTGAGAGCTATAGAAGAAGGAGAGGTGGAGATAGACAACGAGAAATACCATCTATCCGGGATAGAGTATGTAGCTAAAAGATATCAGGACATGTTTTACGCTGGTCGTGATATTTATTATTTCAAGGGCATAGGAGGGCATGGGATGACCGATCTTCTTAGAAACGCTATAGATGATTTACTAGACACCATAAGTAGTAGAGAGGCTTATCGTAGTGCAGAGCATAAAATGTACGCCCAAATGAATCAACTTACTGAAGCGGGAGCCATGATCAGCTTGGCTATAGAATTACTAACATCTAATATCCGTCATAGTTATGGAGAAATTAATTTTGAACGATATCCAAGACCTGTGGAGGTGGAGGGAGAAGATAAACATTGATGACTTCAAAGAGGATCCTATGGCTGAGGATATGCCATTATATTTCCCGTGCGCCGTCGTATGGCATGTGAATTGGGGTGAGCATGACGCTGATAATTATATATGTTATGGATTTGTTTATGTAGCAGAAATATTAGGGATATGAACATTAAAAAACAGATAATTCTTGACGATAAAGACTATGAGCGATTAGTGCACGATGCTAATCTCAGTAATGATGAGATAAAAAGCAAAATCGCCAGCGCTCTAACCACCGATATAGTGGTTAGTTTCGATTTCGATGTAAATAAAAAGGTTACGGGGAATATGAGGATCGAAAGCTCCACCCATAATCTAGGATATAATGAATATGATAATATCGTAAGGGCTAGAGACGAGAATATTCACCATGCTGTTTATACAGCTATATATGATTATCTTGAGAAAATAAAGAGAGATAATAATGAGCTAAGCGCAAAAGATTGGATATTATTTACATCTATAATCTTATTCGTTTTTGGGATGGGATTTGCAGGTGGATGGTTGGCATTTAATTGATTAAATCATGGGTAATTTAAAAGACATACAAGATATAACCGGTCTTACGTCAGAAGCTATATTCAATATACGTAAACCTGTTGATTATATGTGCAGTGATATAGACAGTCATATAAAAGATATCAGGGCACAATGTGATTATATGATGGATGGGGATGAGAAGGATGTTAAATACTATTCAAAATCAATCAAATCAGACGTAGATTCTTATTTCGAAGACATACAGTCAAAGGTCGAGAATCTCCGTGATTGGGGAGAGCAGTGGAAAGCATTGGCTAAAGACTTGTTTAATGAGTTGCTGGAAATAGATAGCGATAATACTATAGACAGCTATCTGTCTTATGAGGCATTGGAGAAGATTAAGGAACATTTAAAAAATCAATAGATATGAGCAAATTGCTATTTTTCGATTTAGAGACAACCGGTGTTAAGTTCTGGAGAAACGGGATACACCAAATAGGAGGGATCGTGGATATCGACGGGCAGGAGACTGAGAGGTTCGACATCCGCCTAGCCCCGAACCCTGCCGCCACGATAGAGCAAGAGGCGCTGGATGTGGCTGGTGTTACCTTGGAGCAAGTGCAGTCGTATCAGCCTATGGAAGAAGGGTACAGGCAGTTAGTTGGTATATTATCCAAATACGTGAATAAGTTCGACAAGAGGGATAAAATGTATTTGGTGGGGTATAACAACGCCGGATTCGACAACAACTTCCTACGGGCTTTATTTACCCAATGTGGGGATAAGTATTTCGGATCATGGTTCTATCCTAACTGTATGGATGTATATGTTATGGTGACACCGTTCCTGATGGGTGTAAGAAACGATATGGAGAACTTTAAGTTGATGACCGTAGCCAGAACTATGGGTATTGAGATCGACGAGAATAAGCTCCATGACGCTACTTACGATATTGAGCTGACTAGAGATATATTTTATAAGATAATCAACAAAATGGATGTTAAGTTATGAGGGGAATTTTAGAGGCTATGCATGATTACCCGGATGAGGCGCTTGGGTTGTGTTTCTTTTTGATAGTGGTCTTCTGGTTATTGTCAGGCATATTCGAGAAAAAAGATGAATGATAAACTCGATGAGATACTGAATCTCCTAAGATCTCAAAATGAAATGATCAAGGATATTCACGACTATGTGAAAGAAGTTACCAGCGAGAAGTATATAGGAGAATCTAGAATGACAAGCTTCTCTATTAACTTGGCCGCTGATATACTTACCGAAGCCATTAGCCCTAAGATAAAGGAGATGATGGTGGATCTATTGAAAAAACAAGGATGGAAAACTGAGTGAAATATGGGGACTTATGAGAGAAAAGTAAATCAATTAAAGGATTTGATGAGAAGGAAATACAAATCAGCTTACAATAAATCCAAGGAAATGGACATAGATATAAGCTCAATGACATATCTTCCATGCCCAGACGCATTTAACGTCATAAATATTGAAAAAATGCATGTTATTCTTGATCGGGTCAATAAGATCATAGATGAGAATAAGGATAAGCTCAAGAACCCAACTTGCGCCACTTGTGTACATCTACATGATCGGGAATGGGCGAAAAGATACGGGAAAGTATGCTGCTCCATTTGGCAAGTGTGCGACCATTATATAAACCCTAACAGGAAATATGATAGGGAGCAAAAGACTTATACGAGACGCCCAAGCAATAAGGCTTGTCCTAATTATGAATATGGTGATGATAATTTTGAAAACAGAAGAAGATGTATAAAAGAAAAGAATACCCAATAAAGAGCTATGTGCCGATGCGCACCAACAAGGATAGGACGTGTATCTGCTGTGGCGATACGATCCCAGCCGGCAGCAGCAGGATGATACCTAGACACGCTAAGGCAAATCACGGTCTATGTTTCCCGTGCTTCAGGAAATGGAGAGATACCGGAGGAGATCTTAAGCTTATGAACAACCCAGGAGATGCGAAGAAAGAATATGTCATACATATGTCTAATATCCTGAAAGGGAATTGTGATATAATAAAAGGTCGAAAGCTTTACGTGGCTTTTAAAAAGGCGATAAACGGCGGAAAGAAGATCGTTATCAAATTTGACACTGATCAACCGATATCTATGTCAACAAGAGTCATGAATCCTTCATTCGGGGAGATTATGGATGAGTACGGCAAGGACATATTCCAAGGTAATCTCAAACTGGTAGATGTCCCAAAAGGAGTTAAAGACTTGATAGTTAACTATATAGAAAAATATCGTAAATTATGAACTTCAAGACATTTATATTCATGATCCTGACATTCAGGAGAGTAGATCCTATACCTAGGAATATAGGTCTTATGTTAAGTACAACGTTCTGGATATCTATAGTATGGATAATATCCAACTTTACTATATTGATAATGAGATTAATAAAATAGACAAGATGAAACAAGGAGACGTGATATACAAGAATGGTGTGGAGCTGCTTGTAGTATTAAGCTACGACCATAATGAACCATGTAAGGGTTGCTTCTTCTACGAGGATAAGGCGTGCGGATCAGAAAGACTGATAAAATGCTGGGATTGTAAAAAGGAATATATATTCACGGCTATACGTAAATATAATACGACTGAACTGTGCGGAATAGTAAAAAGATATGAGGAGACAATACTTAAAACAATCAAGAAGATTGAGAAAGAATGTCAAAAATATGTTATATGGGATACTCTGCATGTGATGTTGAAAGATGATGGAGAGCTTATTATAAAAGCCTTATCCAAGGATAAGTCCGTGCTTTTAAATGATTTCATTATATACATCAACAATAATGGGAGTATAGACGAAGAGGACTATGATCTATTATTAACTAAATAATTGATAGTACAAATGGACAAATCAAACAAAATAGAGAATCTAGCAAACAAGTATGTTGAAAGGCATATAAGAGATAGACATCTAAGCGATGATACGATAAAAGAAATAAAAATAGCTTATATTATGATTATAAAAGATTTTATAGCTATTGTCGATAAATCTACATCAATGAATGAAGATGATATAATATACGTCGTTAACAACATATCATCAATATTATATGAACCTGTAGAAATCTCTAATACCGATAAAAAAATATTGGAGATAGGGATAGCGCTAGGCCTAAAGAGCGCCATATCATGTATATTTGGTTCATTATTAAAAGATGATTGCAATATAAAAGATGAGATAATTGATATATCTAAACATATAAAAGAAAAATTAATATCAGATAATCATGGATAATAAACAACTTTATAAAATAACGTTGACAAGGGAACAGCTAATGCTGATATCCCAATGCGTGGAAGACATCAGTAGATTCGCCGCTGGCGACATGGACCTACAACATACGACAGATACGTTGATAAATGATATGGATGGAGCGGAAACGCTGGGGATAAGAAGCTTTATAATCAATAACTCACGAGCGATAAGAAGAAGACTGTTCCCTGATCTTGGGGATTATGAGCATATAGGATATGATGGGGGTAGTAAGGATAAGATAAATAGGAAAAGACTTATCGGTAACACCTACCAGATATATAGGTCGATATTACATCAGTTGGCCATTGACGAGAATTGGAATAACGTGTATAGCGGTATTACGTTACCTTCAGGTGATATGGGAACAATTAAAGTGGAGAGGGTTGATGATGAACGGGAAAGTAAGGGCGTTTAACGGGGATATGGGTATGGCGATGTCCGTATTCAAGGATATGGTAGGGAAGGTAAGATTTGTTTTTGCCGACCCTCCTTATAAGATAACCCAGGCAAGATACGACAAGGAGGGATTTGATTATAAGGCGATGTGGGAGGTAATCCAAAAAATGCTGTGTCCGTACGGGGTGGTAGCCGTCACCTGTTCCCTCACGGCGGCGGTCGAGATCATGAGGGTCGCCCCAGCGGGATGGTACCGGTACGACCTTGTTTGGCATAAGACTACCCCTACCGGTTTTCTTAACGCCAAGAAAAATCCATTAAGAAATCATGAGTTGATACTTATCTTCTCACCTATGCCACTTGGGAAGCATACATATAATCCCCAAAAGACTTATGGTCATGTCAGGAAAGTATCCAAGGCCTCCAGTAAAGTGGGATGCAAGGAAACGGAATTATATGGCAAAGCCGGTCTCACTACATACGATAGCACGGAGAGATACCCGCTATCGGTCATGACATTTAAGACAGACAGGCAAAAATCAGCCATCCATCCCAACCAGAAGCCGGTGGAGTTACTAAGATACTTGATACGAACATACACGAATCCGGGAGATGCGGTAATGGATCCGGTAGCCGGGAGCGGAACGACAGGGATAGCGGCTTACGAGGAGGGAAGGGACTCCCTGCTTGTGGAGATAGACCGTCAATTCTTTGATGAGATGATAAACAGATTTAATAACAATAACATTAAAACAGATAGAATATGAATAAGATTGAAGAATTAGAAGCCCAGTTAATGGCGGAAAGAATAAAAGTACAAATTGATCTAAAAGAGAAATATAAATGGGTTATTGGGAAATATGTTAAACATAACGATTCTTTTATGATAAGAATAGATGATATATGTCATGTCCATACATCTTGTATGAATGGCTATGCGGATAATTTAGAACCAGATGATTCTATTTACATAAATGGTACTGTAGCTCATTGCGATGTCAAGAATAATTACTATTCTTTATCAAAAGATGAAAACATCCAAGTACAGGCTAAAGATGTAATAGATATACCTGATAGGGAATTTAAGAATATGGTAGAACGGTTGTTCAATGAGGCAAAAAAGAACTTACTATGAGCCTGTTTGTATGCGCTAAATGCGGTTGCATTGATAATACCGCTACGTCTAGTTACTGGATGTTGACAAACGAGTATATGGTGGACAAATTCGAGTATGCCAAGGAACTACAGCCGTACAAGGGCATGGGGCTGTGCAGCGAATGCGGGAGGCTGGCTACCAGCCCTGACGGCCGTGATGTCGTGGTGCCCGGAAAATGGCACGGGAAGTTCCCGAAGAAGAAAGCTACCGAAGAGCAGATGAAGAAAGTAGGATACAAAAATTTAATAAGATAAATAAAGAGAATATGGCAATAATAGGAATAGATTTCGATGGGACATGCGTGACAGACTTATTCCCTTATGTAGGAGACAATATCGGAGCCGCTAGCGTATTGAGGAAACTAGCTGATAAGAATCTTCTGATATTATATACGGTAAGAGATGGTAAATATCTACAGGATGCCGTGGACTGGTTTAAATATAATCATATCAATCTGTATTCGGTAAACTACAATCCTGAGCCAGTATCATCATCACCAAAAGTGTATTGTGATTATTATATAGATGATAGGAATATCGGCACTCCACTTACGGATAAAGGATATGTTGATTGGAATAAGATGTTGGTGCTATTAAGGCAAAAGAACTTATTATGAAGATAATAAAAATGAATATCAAAAGATATAAGGAGATTATAAGAAAAAAGGATATACTAACACGAGCCTTATCAGAGGCTCGTAAATTAAACAAATCAATAATATGGGAGTAAAATATTTTACTGACGCAGGGATCGAATGTACCCCGGAAGAATGTAAGCTGATTGAATCATTAAATAGATTAGCGAAGAAATGGGAGAAGGACGGCAAACGTCTTTGGTTGTATTCCGCTAGTGGGGTTCTTACCGTCATGATGCATGGTGATAGGGAAGACAATCCTATACCTGAGATGCTTCCTAACGCAGGTACAAATCCAGATAATATTATAACTACAATCTCAGGAATAGGTAATGATGGAGGAGATTGGTAAACAAATTATAATTTATGAAAATAGGAGAACAGACAATAATATTTTTAGCCGTGAACAAGAATGGTGATGAGATTATTCTTGACAACACCCCCGCTCGACAAGGGGAGATATGGACGGATGAGAGATCGACGCATGACGAAGAGTATTTTTCCATCGAGGATCATAATTCGGCGATCGTACTCCCAAAAGGTACTATCCGTAGATTAACAGGTAGGGACTTGAAGTGGGAGGACGATCCTATATCTCTTAAATCTAAATCCGTCATCGATAAATTTCCTCATGCGGACATTGAATTTTATAAACAGAAGATAATAAACTTCGTAGAATGGATATAATGCCTCATTGTCTAAAACCTTAGTTTTATTAACTTTTAAAAATTACAAACATGAAAAAAGAAGAAAAGAAATTTGTAACAGAGTATCAAATCAATGGCAAAAAGTATGCCGGTGAAATATGGGCAACCTCATGGAAAGAAGCTGAATGTTTTATAAAACAAAGAGCTTCTACCGAAAAGGCTGTTGGGTTTATTCCTAAAGATTAATCATCTATACCACATCCAAAAAACAGATATTATGGCTACTAAAAAAACAGATATTAGAATCAGATGAATTACTTCAACAAAAAAGAAGAGCTTATTATCTTTCAGATGAAGGATTCGAGGAATATAAAAAGTTCTTGTCAGATCCCGATCAAAAGAAATTCTGTTTCAAGGGATATTATTATGTAGAGGTGAAGGAGCAGGATGATAAAGAGCTATCAGGATTAATGGGACGAGTAGTATACGAATAAGATAAGGTAATGTATAAGGGCTGATAACAAAAGAAGGATAGGATGATAATCGCCTATCCTTCTCTTACTTTAATCAAATATCTTGCCGCCAAAAGAGATAAAAGACTCTCTTGATTTAGGTATATTCCTGATATTATATAACGTTTTCTCAAATCCCTTCCTAGTCATATAAACCGTATTCCTGATCCCGGTATCCGTATTGTATCTGTAATGTGCGTAACCCTTCTTCATAACATTCTCTGTTAATATCCATTCTCTTTTATTCTTGTAAAAGAAACCTTGCTCTTGTAAAAACTCTCTTAACGATCTTTCCGCTATATCACATCCATGAGACTCCAACTCTCTCCGAACGTCACGGATCAACATATCATCACCTTTGTCATTGGCCATAATAGCTGTTTCGGCGAATCCTACCTTAGGAGCCTGCTCTTTGATAATGTTATCGGATATTCTCTTAGCCTCCTCTACCTCTTTCTTGGCCTCAGCTAACGCCTGTTTCTCTTTCTCGGATGCCAACAACGCTTCCAATGCTTCTATATAATTATGTGGAAGATTCTTCTCCACGGATTCTTCCATCTTATTGAAAGCATTTACCGCACCATGAAACACACTTCTATATACATCAAATACTCTTCTTTCTTTTCTTGCTATTAAATATTCCATACAAGACACAGAAATCATATACACAATCGTAGGTCTCCCACCAACTGGGTTTTTGCCATTTTGGGTAAAAACTTTATAATCAATATCTTTAATAAACCCATTATCACCAGTAAGCACTCTAACAGCCTTGCCCTTATCAGAATATATCAAAGGCCAAACATCATCTAAATTAACTGGAAAATCTTCTCCGGATTTAACTAACTCAAGAACCTTCTCGAAATACAATCTAATAGACAAATTGTCATTTAAAACAATATTACACATAATATAAAAAATAGGCTCAAAAGGAAATGTCGGATCTCACCTCGACAAATCCTAATGAGCCAAAAATATCTTACACATTGAATGACCTTGAAGTGAGATCCCGTCATTCATTGTTTCATGATGCAAATATAGCCAATCAAATTGTCTTAAACAATTGACTGGCTATTTTTTTCGTCATACTATATCGGTTATCTTCCCCTGTCAAAGTACCAATTAGCGTCCTCCCCAGACTCGTCCTTATCCCTACCTCCTAAGAAGAATCCCATCGTCATGCCGTTGGTCATCAACCAGTAGTCGGATGTCTGCTTAATATCCCTAGCCGTCTTGATATTATACCATTGCTTACCAAACGAGAACTTCATGAGCTGCCTCCATAGCTTGCTCTCGCCCTTATACACTCCGGTCTGGACGGTAGCGAAAGGATCCCAGTTTCGAGGATCGGTAAGATCACCCAACTTACGGGCTGTAACCAGCGGGTCTTGTAACATGTCTATAGCGTTAAGCTCCATGAACGGGGATGTCTGGGAGGCGATCTCATTGATCGTCCTGAACCCGATGTAGGTAATGAACTGCCCGAACCAGCTATCCTCATTATCCTCCCTATATCCCATCAAAGCCCGTCCTATGGCCATCATCGTAGCGAATACCGCCATGTTGATAATCGATCTCTTGATATTGATCTGCTCGTAGGGGGTAAGCTTATCATACTCTTCCTTAAGCACGTCATATGCCTCTCCCATCCTGCCCTCGGACATCGATCCATAGACATTACCGGCCAGTCTCCATAACGTTCTCATATATCCTTCCTCAAACTGGTTGGTTTGGAAATTGAAACCGGCTTTCTTATACGCCCGCTGTACGGCCAATATAAACCATCCACGGTGAGGCAGCACCATATTAAGGATAGCGTTCCGGCTAGCCCCCACCCGGTTCTGCTCGTTCAAGGCGCCGTCACAGATCTGCACCATACTCCTTACCCTACTGGACAAGGTGGGTATATATCGGTCTATAATATCCTTGTTAGCCTCGTTCTTAGCCACGATCTTTCCATCCTTGACGTCTACCATGTTCCACATAGAATAATCCCTTAAACGCTCCCAATCGCGTTTAGCCTCGTTAGCGGACATATTCCTGTCCTTCATCATCATCTCCTTGAAATTGGAGTATGACCAGAACTGACCCTCGTATAGGCGGGTATCATCCATGACCGAGATAATAACCTGCGGATCCAACGGGGAGTTAAGAACCTCCATCATCTTAAACGGCAGATCCCGGAATAAGGTTCTCCAGATCTTGTTGTACGCCGCCGATCGTACACGGTTGCGGACATTAAACACACCTAGGGCCTCTCCAACGACATATAGCTTGTTGGTACGGTTTATGTCCCCGATCTCAGACACGTACGTACTCAACTGCTTCTGGGCTTCCCCATAGGCGTATTTCATGGAATCCTTGCTTATATACTGCCCTACCATACCTTCCAAAAGGAAGTTGGCCTGCCCGGTAAGGGCGCCGGTAGCCGCGACGAACGGGGAGAAGCCTAAGTTGGATTTGGATACGAATTTGGTAAACACAAGAGCCAGCTTATTAAGATCGACCTTATAATTACCTATATTCCATTCCGCCCGCTTATTGTTTATCCTGACGTCATAGATACTGGCGTTAACCCAATCTTGGAACATCCTATAGGCATGCGTCGCCTCTGGGTTCTTACCGCCGTCGTATTGCGTCTCCATCATCATGTTCCTGTATCCCATGACATCATCCAAGGCCGCCCTCTTATACTTGTAAGAGGTCGCTTGTAAGGATAACATGGAATAGGAGTAGGCGAAGTCATGGGACACGTCATCGGCGTTCTCCAACTTATTAAGATAGTATTTGGGGATCATACGATATTTGTTATCGTTCTCATCAATCCCTCCTAGGTCTTGTCCTTGACCGTGTATAGGATCATCCACCCTCTCGCCAACAATATCACGTACGGCATTGCCGATAGCCGCCTTCGGGTCAACCCCGGCCTGCACCATCCTCTCCACGCCGCCCTTGGATATTTGTGGTATCTGGTAGATATTCCTGAACCGCTCATCATAATCCTCCATAGCCTTACGGCTTATGTTAAGCAATTCTTTCCTCATCTCCCACTTATCCTTATTGATCGTAGCTTCCTCCCCTTCGTTGGTAATACCGTATTTCTTGAAGAAAGCCTCGTTCTTGTACTTATCGAACCTAGGCGTATGATATCCATAACCCAGATCGGGATTATAATTAGGATTACGGAAAGAACTCTCGGCATCAGCCTCATCAAGCCACTGGTTATTGATCGTCAGATCGATCATATTAATATCAAACCCGAAACGGGATACGCTATTTTCCTTAGATATACCATTTTCTATGGCATCAAAGAACTCGGATACCTTATACGTACCGTTATTTATCTTCCTAACGAAATCAGAATATCCCTTGGGAGAGTATTTCCTCATATAAGGATACAACCGGGTTCTGGCGTACTCGACAAGGATCTTATCAGTCTTACCCATCGCTATGTCGTTAGCTAGCTTATTATTGAAGTCAGGACCGTATTTCCTTCTCAAAAACGATACCTCCACGGTCGTCCATGACGGGTTTTTCCGAGATAACTTGGCGGCCATCCGCTCCACTTGGCTGCGGGAGCGGGCGGACATATGTTCCTTGGCGAATTTAATCTCATCCATACCCTTGTCGTATGCCATGGCGTCCCTTAGAGCGTTACGGTAAGAATCCGTGACTCCACTCTCCACCGTATCAGGCATATCCATCTCAATAGCCTCAGCGGAAGCGGCGGCATTAATGACACTCTTAGCCTCGGCCAGACGATCATATAACTCGTTTATCTTTCTTAATGACGATGATCCACGAAGACGATCGAAATCATACTCGCCATATCTAGTACTGTCCCGGTACTGAATAAGCAAAGGCCTTAGCTGGTCATTGATCTCGTTTATTGTCGCCATCGCCTCCTCTACCTTCTCTATCCTTGATGATGATACAGATTGCTCCGTGATCTTATCAACAAGATTCTCGTAATAATCACCCTCCTCGGATCCCCACATATCCTTGGAGAAGCCAAGATGACCGCCAGCTAGCAGGAACTCAAACGCAGCCTTGCCGCCCTCGGACCGCTCTATCCCGCGAAGTATCTCCTTGAACTCGGCGGAAGCCTTACGACCCTCGTTGGTATTCCCGAACTCCTCGGCCCACGCCTCGTCCCATGCCTTGATCTCCTCGGACATCATCAGAGCCTCGGATCCCTCTTCCTTTGGTGTCCCATCGGAATACCACTCGCTCTTGGCTATAGCCCTGTCACGTAAAATATCCAGATAAGATCTCCAAGCTATAGGATCGGATTGAAACGCCTTCCAATCGACCTTCCCGTTCCTCACGAACTTATCCATAGCCACATACCGGCTCCTGCGGATACGGGTCATGAAATCGGACGTGGCTTGCGATACCCTACGACCCAGTCTTTCCTCGACCTTCTTATTAACTTTCTCGATCTTATCGTAATAAGCCTGCACCATAGGTTTCTCTCGGTTCTCATCCAACCACCTATTTATCGCGTCGAGATATCGTTGCTGATCCTCGAACGTCATGTCCGAGATATCAAAATTCTGGATGGTAGGTTTGAATACATGATATATCTCCTTCGTAATAGGCTTATCCCCGTCATATCCTACTATGTCGTCACGGGTCTTCACCTTAAGACCTCTATCGGATAGAAGAAGATCAATAAGTTGTTTCTCGGTCTTACCCATGACATTCTTAAGATCATATATATCGATAATAGCCTTAGCCTGCTCGGTTCTGTATAGTAAATCGTATTTGGCGAAATCACGGGACGAGTCAAGGTAATCCGAGTTCTTCCCATTTATCTTCTGTATAAGATCCTCATTATCCTTTATCCCCCATCCACGCTCTTTCATCATCCTAGTCATCTTATTGATATTGGATATACCCTCGGTATGGGCTTCATTATGGGCCTTGGCTAGACGTTGGCCTAACATACCTAAAATAGCGTTACCACTATGCTCCAGCGTACCAAAGAACCGGGACATGACATTGATATCCTCATGGATGTTATTTACCAACTTCTTTATCCCATTCCAATATCTTTCCGGGATATTAAACATCCTGAGCTGTCCATCCAGCCAGTCCTCATTACGATCACTTCGAAGAGCATTTATATCAGACAAGGATGTCTCAGCCATACGTAATATATCATCCATATCCTCTACCATGCCAACCTTATTGCTGCCATAATAATCAGCCGCCTGATTATTGACGAATCCACGAAGGTTCCTGATCAGAGGAACTATCTCCCCATATACGTTATCGATAACCTGTATCGTCTCATAATCCAATCCTTTTCCGCTCTTACGTAGGTTACTGGCGACAGTGACCAAATACTCCACCTCAGCCTTGGCGGTCGCTATGACGCTCTTGGTGGATAATAGGTTGTTATTCTTATTTAGCTCACCCCCGACTTGTCTTACCTTCTCGCCTATATCACGTAGAAGGGAGATACTCTCACCGATCCTCTGGCTTTGGCTTGACCTCATCCTCTGCAATCTGGTATATAGTCTTTCCAATGACCTACCGTTCTTGATCAACTTATTAGCCACATCAACATCCGATAATGAGTACATAAGATGGTCGCTATCCTTTAACAGAAGCACGTCAAATGCGCTTGGATCATCAGCTAACGCCGACTCCTTTATCCTATCAAGAACCTTATTCAAGTCTGATCTTTGAGTAGAGAAGAAATTCCTTATAGCCCGGATTATCCTGCCAAACAAGGAGAGCTGGGAGTCCTCGGACGAGGTCAGATCCTCTACCGCCTGTTCCATCCCCGGCACGAACCGCTGGGCCAACGTCTTGCCTAGGATCTCCCGCTTCACCATCCGATCCAGTTCCTCCCCTTGGTATTCCTTCCCATACACCTCATAGTAACGACCGGCGAATTGATTCCATAATGGCGTGCCGACAACAGAGTCCAGAACCTCGTCAATCTCCTGTTGGTTACGGTAAGTATCGATCAAGAAATGAGCCACCTCCTCATTAAGATCCTCTACCGTAGCTCCCTCAGCCAAGGCGATAACCCCATTGGCCATATCGGACAATGCCCTAGCCGAAGGCTCGACACCATTACGCATCTTATACTTATCCATATACTCAGACATACCCATCACACGGATACCTAACGTGGATAAGATGTTGGTGATATCAGTCCTGTTCTGAAGATCCTCCGCCTTCTCGTTCTCAATAACCCCACGGACATTACTTCCGTACAAGGCGTTATCCTCCATCATCAACGACAAGGCTAGCTCTATGAACCCATCATACTTATTATTAAGCTCCTCAAACTTACCTTGCCTTAACATGCCCTTGATCTCCGATCTGCTTACCGTAACCTTCTCCCCTGATGTCGTGATAAGATCAAGATCATTACTTACCTCCGTATCAAAACCTATAGAACCCAATACGTTCATTTCGGAGGACTGACTTCCAAACCTATTCCTTAGCCTAGACAAGGCATCCATAGCGTTATAGATCTTAAGACCATCGGAGTTGCCGGCCCCTGTAAGATAATACCTATCTCCTAGCCTTATACGCTCCCCGCTCAACAGACCTTTCTTGATAAGGTAATTGACAAACCCTCCACGGGTACTTATATTAGAATCTGAGCTGATGCCAAGGACCGGGATGAACGAATCACTGTTGTTAAGGGTTATGGAGGACGAGCCAAAGGAGATGTCAGCCGTACCGGACGGGACGTCGCTCTCCTCGACACTGCCGGCCAAGAACCCGGCCTCGATCCGCCCGCCGGACGAGCCTTTTATGGCGTTGGCGTAAGAGTCGTATATCTTGCCGTCATCCGATTTAAAGAACAGGCGAGGCTCACCGGAATCATACACCAATCTTGAAGATGGAGGAGTATAATTCTCAATATTATTTAACGGCAAGACATTGCCAGAAAATATGATCTCCCCGTCTATACTTCCGCCTTTCACCCTAATATTAGGTCGTTGCCCGGTAAAAGCGCTTTCCACGGCCTTCCATAACATATGGGCTGTCTCCTTAATGTCTATATTCTCCCTGATAGCCCTTATATCATCCCATGACGCCTCTTTCAGTATCGTGTCGCCAATATTATCCTCATTTATGGAATCCAAATCCACCTCCTGTACCGTGGATGTATCTACCACCGCCATATCACTGACCTCACCTACCTCTCCGGAAGTAAGATAAGCCACTACATTGTCGCTATTCCCAAGGCTTCTGGCCAACGCCGGGGCGTCCATATCACTTATGGCAGACAAGACCTTGGCTGACATAAGTTGTCCCCACTCGCTAGCGTTAAGTCTGGCACTTATGGATCTGGCGGCCTCCTTATTCCTTGGTACGGACTTCGTCCAGTCACCGAACTTAGACCTAAACTTATCGTTATAAATAGTCATATAAGCTTCAGCGGCCTTATTAAGGTCACTTACGGCGGCTATACCCGCTATCTTATCGAACAAGGTGGATACCTCGCCGGAAGGGGTCAAGACACGGGTTATCTTACCTTCCTTATTCCTTTTAATTACGCAACTCGACATAACTTCATGTTTTTGACAAAGATAAACAAAAAGCCCCCACAAATAAGCGGAGGCTGATATTCTTGTGTTCCTTATATAATTTATGGCTTAATCCGTATTCTTACTATTGATGAACTCGCTAACACAATCACCAGCGAAGCCGGCTATATACGCTGCGTGTTCATCCTCTCCAACCTTAAAACCAAGAGACATATTGCAAAACTGACATACGCTCATTGCTATATGGAATGACTCGTGACATATATTTCTCATTATTAAATCATCGTCGCTCGAAAAATTCCAAAGTATGGCGAATTTATCGTCATCATCCCTATCCCTTACCAAATTTGCGAAAGACGCTTCCTTATCCATATCATCCTTATCACCCCATTCTCCCTTATGATCCGGCTCCATGTTCTCGAAACGGTTACATAACGTCTCGTAATCCAATCCTACCGTGATAATCAACTTCAACGGATATACCACGAAATCAAATTCCTGCTCTCTCATAATTTTTTTAATTTTTCTATAACCTCAAAACACATCTTGCACTCAATCCTACGATACAACTGCCTTACGCCATCTATCGTAGTCCAATAACGACCACCCCTTATTATACGATATACAACTGATTTGTCTCCCATCAGGAATCTGAACATCGAAAACATCTATCTTATCCATATTAAAAAATAGAGGGATGCCGATCCCATCACAGACCGGTATCCCTTATAATAAATTAGCGACGAAAAGCATGGTGATGGACATGCGCCACAAATGTAATTACAAATTTTGTAAAAACAAAACCATGAATCAAAAACCTATCGGCATTGTTATGAAATCAGCTGGATCATCTATAACTTGCATAGTTCCTCTGTACTGGATACGAGTCCCTTTGTATGCCCAAGATCCTCCATCTGAGAAAAAAGCGACTCCGTTGTAAAGGCTCGCTCCATAACCAGACCGAGTAACTCCCTGCCAGCGTCCATTTGAACCGTCAATATATCCAAAGTCACAATAATGAAAGTTACTAGAAAACATATCAATGACTTTAGGAATCATATCGCCATGCTCCCCCCATACTACTTTATATATACCTCCACTTTCTTTATACATTCCTGAATACACTACACGATAATCAACAGTAGGAGGTTTATATGGGTTAAACCCATCATATATATATACATCTTCACCATAAAATCCTATTCCTCCCATAAACTCACTCTTCCCTCCATAAAAATCTTCTATGCCCAAGAAACTGATTTGGGTGGAAGTTTTTCCGTCATTATTCCCTAGCGAGGATGTGGTACCAATAATTCTATCAAACGAGTCTTCTCCAGTCCCAAAACGATCCATCCCTTGAGGGTTTCTATCAGCGTATTTTGCGTAGAATAAATGAGCTATCTTGCAATGTGTCTCATAATCAATAATATCAAATCCTGCACCTAACGCCGTAGCGTAATCATGAAATAAACGTGATTCTAAATTTCCCGTAGAATATTCATCTCCTGTTTTGCGACTCCACAATTTACTATTGACAACAACCGCCTCTGTTACGCCTACCAAACATCTCCTGAATAGCCCCTTATTTCCCCATTTGGTGATATTGTCATCGACATCGTTATGGGTTAATGTAATATAATTGATAATATCATAATTATTATCATGTTTGAATCCAGTATAGCTATACCTATAACTAGGTATATCTGTCATCCACTGACCCATGGTACCGTCAAGCTTGGCTTGGGTCTTACCGTCATGGAACAATTCCGAATTATTTTCATCCAGATAGCATATGGCGACCCCAGCGTCCGTTTTCTTAACCAGGCACCTTCGTCCCTTAATCCATGAGCTATCGCCACAAGAATCTATAACAGAAATCTGTTTTTTGTCATCTATCCTAAATCTAGCCACTCCACGCATACCGGTATCAAAGCATTGGCACGGCGCATCACCTTTCAACACCCCATACACCCGGTTGTCGCTGGTTAACCACCGTTTCCCGTCGCTCGTGATATAAGCTTGCCTACATCCCTCCTGATTCACCGTAAGCGTCTTCTTAACGCCTTTGGGGGTTGTTATCTCCAACTCAAGGGTACGGTCAAGGCCTTTGTTCATCACCGAGCCAAAGGAAACGGGGGCGTTACCGGTCCCGGACCCCGGGCTGACGGTCAGAGGCTGGTCCGTTACCTCGCCTACCCCGTCCTTCCAATTAACATTCAAATCACTCATAATTATATCCTTTAGTTATCTTCTACTCACAAAGATAATAAAACAAGAGAACCCCAACCGGCTTAAGTCGATCGGGGTCTGAGTAAGCGAAAAGAAACTGATTATCGTCCCATCATTCTCAATACGGTCCTAGTCGCTGCTTGCGCCCAAGTCCAGCTGTCATTAGATGTTACGTTAACCGTCTGTTGAGTACCATTTACATCCAAGTTAATGGTCTCCTTGTCAAGCTCGATAGTAGAGTCCCCAGCGGTTTGAGTTACCGTCACGTTGGCTGTCTGACCACCAGCGGCGGTTACTTTCAATGTAGCTGTCAGTTCCTCGATCGTGACGTTGGCCGGTACGTCCGAGATCGTGATGCTCCAAACGAACTCGCCAGCGGCTCCGGGATCGTCGGCGATAACCGCTCCGTTAGCCGTAGTCTTTCCAGCCGCCGTGTAGTCAGCCGGGAGCTGTAACGTAAGCCCGTTCTCCTCAGCCGGCGTGACCGCGAACGTAAGTTTAGTACTGTTAGACTTACCGGTGATGGTAACATTACCACCTGTCTTTTGTACGGAAGCGTTAGGGCTGTCTGATCTTACCACCTCAGCAGCCGCTGCCTGATTAACTACCAACGCCTTCTTAGCCCCGCCGTTCGTGGTGACCGTAAGGTTGATAGTGCGTTGAAGACGACCGGTGTGTTTCTCACCGGAGAAATTAACCGCCTGATCTCCTGATCCTGATACCGGGTCGACGGTTACGAAACCAAATTTTTGTGATGCCATACTTAAATATATTTACAAATGTCATTTTATTATGCCAAAAATAACTTGTATCATATCACAAGCCAAATATAGGGGGGGGGTAGATACGACTAGCCCTGTACAACCTCAACATACAACCCGATCAAGTCCTTTAGATTATGACTAAGAGGAGTTCCGCTATCCCTAGTACACTTATATACATCAGCGTTCTGGATATAATACTTATCCTTGAATATCTCCATTGGAGGGAAATACGGGATAGGATCCCCTATGGTCCCGGCATGCTCCTTATCAATGACCTTGTATAAGGAAGCCGTATCCAATCCGGGTTCCCATTCCTTTGATAATGTATGTTGTTGAATAACCTCATAAAGGATATCCGTATCGTCCTTAACCACCCTGAGGCAGAATCCGGCATCCACCGACAACCCGAACTCCGCTCCCTCTTGTCCCCATATAGGGAATAGGACCTTAACATCCAATTTCTCGTTAGGGGATAAAGATATAGCCTTGTTATTAACCACCATTCTGGAGAATCTGACAGCCACTTTCTGAGGATCGGAGGCATCTTTCTCCTTTGCCTGTTGCCGGACATAAGTCATGGTGATATTTACCTTATCTGGATAGCCGGACTGAGCGTCAATAGCCCTCACCTGCTCTACGGTAGTGGCTAAGCTTACTTCCCTCTGTTTGACTCCTAACGCCGACATCAGGTCATTATCATACTTATCCATCATCCCGATCAAGATCTTGCCTTCCGTCATATCAAACTCCAGACCTATGATCGTTATCTTACCAGCTATAGCCCCATCAGACAAAGCGTTATTCCTATCATATTCAGGGATATAGATATTTTGGTCATCCAAGAAAAACTCATGAAGATTATTATTCTCATAAGTCCTGATCTCCTCATACTTAGCCGATTTCTCCTCATTAAGAAGCCTTGAGTCATCCAATTTAGCCTCGATAATTTCCTTAACCGTAGCTTTAGGATTGGCCTCCTTGAACGCCAATTGCTCCTCCCCAAGCTCTATCCATGGGGCGGGATTCCCGTTAATGTAATCATCATAACTATAGCCCTTGGCGTAATTATCATCAAGCGGATCGTCCTGAACTAATTGATTGGGATATATTTCCCTGTTTATATATGTATATGCCATAATCTGTTCTTTAATCTTGTTCTTTAACGGCGATGCTATACTTACCTGAAGCGTAACACCAGATATTTATCTCGAAAGGCTTGTTGGCCGTAGTGGATATAGAAGTTCCGCTCATGCTGACATAATCCCCGGAGTTGGGTATAGCCTGCGTGAAGGCCGCCGACGGGACGCACCTGATCATCAGCTCCTCCCCTATCTGCATCCCTGACTGCACGGATAGGGTGGTAGCGGCTGATAACGTAGCCGTGATACTTCTCTTGCTAATAGGCAGGTTAGCTAATGTCGTGACCGTATTAACTCCTATAAGCCTATTCATGGTCTTCTTATCGGCGGCCGCCATCAAACCGTTAGTGGACTCGTTGGCTACGGCATATGTCGTGTTAGGAGGGGTAGCCCATGTACCATCTCCACGCATAAAATTAGAGGTGCTACCA